GGTTCCACCTGTATATTCACAATTGCCAAAACTTTGGGCGATATATACAACATCGCGACAACAATCCACCTGGCGTGCCATTACACAATTGATTTGTCGTAATGTTCAAAGCTGTAACGGCACTCCCTGTGGATTGTAATTGTCGGCGCGATAACAATTGGCGTACAGGAATTTATTTTCGGTGAACGAACACATATTATGATGTGTGTGTCCATATATCCAGCCCAACATATTCGGATGTGCCAACAAATCGTCTAAATGAGACGCAAAACAGCAGACGAGAGAGTTTCCCGCATATTCGTCGGAAATACAGGTGTAGGAAGGTGCGTGATGGGTGATAACAATACAGGGTGATTTGTTCAACTGTTCACGAATAAACGCCACATTGCGTTGATGCATTTGACTGGAAATCTTGTGGTCGAAATCGTTAATGTTGCGAAAATCGCCGTAGGTAGACAATGAATAGGCAGACGTGTTCTCCGAAATGGCCGACCACAGGGTGGTTCCTACAAACGTAATACCCTCATAGTCAAACGACCGATTATTCAAATAAATCACATTGGTGTAGTAACCAAAGAGACCCTCGATACATTTATCTGTAGAAGAAATGTCGTGGTCATAATATTCGTGGTTTCCCGAGACAAACAGCACATATTGGAAATGTTGCGAACAGTAGTGAATGAATTCCCCGAAAATATCCGTAAAAGGATCACCAATATCGCCGGCCAGTGCCAGAATGTCCGCCGAGGGACTGAGAATATCGGGGAAATCGTTTTTTGTAATGTCGCCGCGTTCCAAATGAATATCAGAACATAGTTGTATCATGGTATACAATATGAAGTGTAATTTCCTTCATATTGTGTGAAAAAAGGATCAATTTTCGCACTTAACCTCCTTACATTTTACGCATGGTACGTCTGCGTTTCTGCCCCATGTGATAACGATAGGACTTGGAGTAACATTTCTTGTTGGCACATTTGCGCGTACCTTTGGCGCACTTCTTGCGCGAACCCGTGCGTTTCTTGACGCACTGGCCACTGAAGCATTTACGGAATCCGGTGGGGCAACGAGGCATGATTCTGCTAAAGTATATATTCTACCTATATTTTTTTCGATCATGAGTCATGACTGTGAAATGGGGGGAAGGTGTTCATCGCGGCTTCGAATTCTTCGCCTTCCACAATTTTTCTCCATCGCCACTCTCCGGTCGTTCCTGTATATTTTTCCGCCTGTTTTTGGATGATTTCGGTAATTTCATGTTCGTTCAAGGTGAACACATTGGCAGCCTTAATTGTAATGTGGAAAATAACATAAATCGTGGTCATGGTACGTTATCCGTTGTGTTTACAACAGATGACGCGAATCAATTTTCCGCGGATATCACGACTGCTTACAGTTCTCAGAAAATACTTTCCGAGTGTTTTTGATAGAAAGGGATTCGATCAATGTTTTACCCGAATTGTTTGTATAGGTATCCTCCAGATCCTTCTTTCTGGCCACTCGAACTTTACGCGAGACCATTGCGGAAAAATTTTCGTTATTTTGTCGCATGGTATTCATTTGGCTATCTGAAATAGCTTCTATTGCGAGTTGTAGACTATGATTCAAGGTAATCAGTACCCCTATAATATCTGTGCGTGGTCTCTCACACAAAAATAATATTTGTTCTTCTGAAAGTGGCCGCATATTTCCGGCGTCTTCGATGATATTATCCAACGGGTCATCATTGGAATACATATAGACAGTAAATCGGGTTACATTGTCTAGCGTAAATTTAAATTAACAAATAAATAATCGGGATGTATTCTGAGAGCACGGGTGCTATACACCGCGGAATTTTTCAACACTGGGCATGTCACCGTAGGTATATTCCAAATCCTGGATCCCGACAGGCTGTTGATTCAAAACGTCGTTTTCCATTTCAATCGTCCCATATTTAAGGCGACGAAGGTTGTCGATTTCCGGCAACAGATCTTTGGCGTAAAGTTCCATGGCGGTGTGGAGAGTACCTGTGACCCCCCCGTAAGCCGCGTGTTGTGATTCCGCCCCCCTCGGTTCGCGTTGGTACTCTTGTACCATTCCCTGAATTTGTGCTAAAATGCGGAAAATTTGCGCGCGTTTTTTCGCAATCATCTCCTGTTTATCCTTGTTGTGATAGAGTTCATTGTTGCGCTGATTAAAATCGCCGAACAGAGCCGTGGTATCGTTATAACTCTCCAACACCTTTTTAAATTCTTTCACGGCAGTTTCCTCGCTGACGTAACTAAAGAGAGAATCCAATTTTTGACGAATAATTTCGATTTTTTCCGTTTCCAATTGTTCATAAAACAGGTAAAAATAATAATCGCTAAACGAGAAGTTACCGCGAAGCAATTTAATGTGGAAATCACAGGGTTTGCTGTTATCGCCACAATGTGCGACATGACCGTTGGCGTCGGTATAAAAAACCATGCCGACCATGCGTTTACATTTAAGGCATTTACCCTGAACCATCTGAGCACGTTTTGCGCCCTGTTTGCGCGTAGCCCCTTTTTTGAATGCTGTGCGGCGGCGATTCAAACGGTCGGCTTCATATTCCCGTTTCAGTTTAAAGTAAACGTTGAGGGCGTCGAGGTATTTGATTTTACGGTCTTTGACGTGTTTTTTATCCAAATAGGCTTCTTCGGCGCGGATATCGTCTTCGTATTCCCACTCCGCATAATCGTAATTGTTTTTTTCCTGTGCGAGGGGGTTATTTTCGGCGACATATTCGTGAATATTCTGGGGAACGTTTTCGACGACCAGGAGAGGATTATCGGAAACGTGGAGAATTTTAAGGTGAGTCAAACCCGTCAAATCGAGACGTTGGAGTTTGTTGCGGTCGCAGTACAATTGTGTCAAACTCGGGGGCAAATGGATCAGGTTCTCCAACCGGTTGTCGCTACAATGTAATTCTTCCAGATAGGACGTTTTGGTGAGGTCGAGGGTTTTCACAAAATTGTGGGTAATGTCTAAATAAAGCAGAGAACCGGGCAGATTTTCCAGACTGACCAAGAGATTGTTACTACAAACTAATTTAGAAATACCGGTGGGAAGGTTGCGTATCGATATAATCTTGCCGGGTCCAAATGACAAGGTTCTCAATCGGGGGAATTTGGCGGACAAGACGCTTAGATCGAGTTCACCGGAGAACGCCGACTGTAAATTGAGTTCGACGATTTCGGGTTTCAAAGATTGAATCAAGTTTTCTAGCTGGGTTTGGGCGGTATTGGCATCGCGAATGATGGATTCCCGTTCTTCTTGAATAATATCCGGAGCATAACTGCCCGATTTATTTACCGACATGGTGGCGGACCTATATACAAACGATTGATAAATATTTTCCTTCGATGTACTTGCCGTGTTCAGAACGTCATATCGATACCGACATTGGGATCATATGTAAAGGGTAAGTCGGTAATCATAGACGTTTCTTGCCGTTTCCGCTTTTCGTAATTCTGATAATCGCGAATTTTAGATAAGATGTAATTTTGTTCTCGCAACATTTTTTCTTGTTTAACATATTCTGGGACGTCCATGGAGCGCCGTTTGAAATATAAAACCAGACCGAGGGCGATTATAAAGGCCAAAAAAATGCCAATGTTAAAGGTCCATACGTAGAGGGTCGCCTTATTTTCGTGGCATAAATGGAGTTTTTCTTGTAAATATCCCCGTAGATTGGCTTCGATGAGACGTGGGTATTCCATATAAGGTATATCCACGATTTTTTTACGCTAAAAAAACATAGTTATATTTCATATAGTATAATCGTCCATCCTAGCATGAATGTATATTATAACATGCCCACGCCCTTTGAATTATTCACCAAAAAAGAAAAAGAGGCCGACGAGAACAAGAATAAGGATGAGACTAAGATGGGAAATAAGATGGAGACTAAGATGGAGACTAAGGAGGGTATGAAAAATATTATCGAAGGAAATGCGAACCGAACCGATTTTGGTGCGATTACTACTGCTCCATTGGCCGGACAACCGAATAAAAACGTGGAATTAACAAGTGTGCTAGTAGGAGTATTTTTCATATTAACCCTGCTGTTGGGTTTGATTTATTATTTCAACTCGATATTCCTTCTTTTAGATAGTTTAATGGAGCCAATTTACGGCCCACAAAAAAATGAGTTTTATACGGAAAGTAATTTTAACGATTATTTTGGCGGACGTTTTTCGGGGCAATTCTATTTCATATTTTTTGTATTGTGGATGATTGTATTTTGTCTGAACATTTTGATTTTCCAGGTGGTATTGGACGTAAATGATTACGGAATGATGTTTTATATGACGACTGTGTATTTTTTCAGTATTGTGGGTGGAACGCTGGTGGTGATAAACAATGTGCCGAGTTTAGTCGAGGTGTTTGAGAACACACTAGGAACTTGGATGTTGGACTGGATTTCCAACAAAAAATCTGTCGTGGGTATGTTTAAACAAACTGGTTTTGATCCGAATAAACAGCAGGTAAAAGACCTGGGGTTAAAAATGGATTTGGGGTTTTTGTTAACGACGTTTACTATGGCAAATTTCCACGAACATTTCGACAAATTATTCGCGGCAAATCCCGAGAGTAAATCGGCGGATACGAACGTCCGCGATACTGCTTTTTATATCGACGTTAGCATATTTGACCCGGACAAGAGGACGGATAAAGAATCTTATATGAAAGACTCGAAAAGTGACGTGGCGAACCGCGCGAGATACAATTTATTACGCCTAGTGTTACAAAAATACACCATTGGGCACTACATCTGGATCGTATTGGCCTCCTATGTGAGTATTTTATTGGCCGTGAATACCATGCCATACACATAATCAATTTACGGGAACCTACGGTTCCCCGTACGCCCCTCCCTTGGAAATGCCCACCCAAAGGGTGGGCATAACGATACGTGATTTCCAGGTATTTGTAGATGGTTCTCCCCCATTTGAAACTAAAAAGGCGACCGAGGGCGGCTCTTCCCCGAATGTATTCAAGGAACTACAAATCCTGGATACTTTTATTTTTAAAAAGGGGAGAACCTACCAAAGAATTAAAAAACACATGATTTCCAAGTATTTGTAGATGTTCTCCCCCATTTGAAACTTGAAAGACGACCGAGGGCGGCTCTTCCCCGAATGTATCCGACGAACAGCAATCCCGGCGGACTTTTATTTTTGATTATGGGAGAACTTACCAAAGTAATAAAAAACACGTAATTTCCAGGTATTTGTTGCCTGGTTCTCCCCATTTGAAACTAAAAGGCGACCGAGGGCGGCTCTTCCCCGAATGTATTCAAGGAACAACACATCCTGACTACTTTTATTTTTGATTATGGGAGAACTTACCAAAAGAGTAGAAAACACGTATTTTTATTTACCGCCATATAATATTAGGATGTTAACCAAACGTTTTTTACAAGTTCACAAGGTAAATATCGCCATTGTTATTTTTATTCTCATTTTTGGGGTCATCCATTGGACCAAACCGTCGCTCATGTATAATTCGGACGGAGGGTTTCGTCCCTTTGGGGTGGGGTACGCGCATAAAACGGTGATACCCATGTGGATCGTAGCAATTATCTTGGCCATACTTGCGTATTTAGCCGTGTTATTTTTTATTGCTTATTTCTAACCCGTCTGGGCTACACGAACCCTTGTAAAATGAATATCTGCTGTTCACAGATATTCATTGGAAAAAGTATCACATATAGGGTCAGCTAGCAAAGCACGCAACCTTCACCCCCTTTGGGGGATCTGAGAAGGATCCTGTATCCTGTAAAGGGAGGTTCGTACAAGGGAGGTTCGTACAAGGGAGGTTCGTACAAGGAACCGTAGGTTCCTGTAAAGGGAGGGGCGTACGGGGAACCGTAGGTTCCCGTAAAGGGAGGGGCGTACGGGTCAGAGCCCCTTCGGGGCTCAACCTTGAACGGCGAAGCCGTTCAGAGGGAACCGTAGGTTCCCGTAAAGGGAGGTTCGTACAAGGAACCGTAGGTTCCTGTATCCTGTATCCTGTATCTAGCTCGCATAATCAAAATCGTCAGGATCCCGATCCTCGGCATAATAGACCCCGTCCCCGTATTCTTCGCCATAATCGCCAATGGCACCCCCCTCACCGTCGTATTCGTCCGCAATCTGGCGCTGTTCCTCGGCTTCCAGCGCATCCGCATCCACATCGGTAGCCATGTTCCCCGCAAAAATATCGGCCTCATTTTCGGCACGTTCGCGTTCAAACGTCGACTTGTCGTAGTGAACCAAACCGCGCTGTAAACCCGCATTCCAACGCCCCATCTTGTATTTCTTGAATTCGTTCTCAATCTTGCGCTCGTCGTCATTGAGTGCGCCCAAATAATCCGTGATCCTCTTCTTCTCCTGTTTTTTGGACAGACCAATCTTTTTCGCAATTTCTTCGTAGGTAAAGAAAACGTCAGTGTTCTCCCTTTCAATGTTGACAAAGGCCGTCAAAAGGTTCGCAATACGCGTCTTGAATTCGTTCGGTTGAAGAATATTTAAATTTATTTCTTCCAATTCCTGTTGAGCTTCATCGATATCCTCGTTCAAGGCATTAAAAGCCCCCTCGCCCTGTTTGGACGCATCTTTTTGTTCGCGAATGTCACCTTTGCGCGCATTCTTTGTCGCCACCGCATCTGTACGGAGCATGTCGGGGTTCTCGGCTGCCACAATGTATTCATAGAGTGTAGAATACAGTAAATAGATAAACATCAAATACGTGGCCTCGGCGTCGAAGAGCGCATGAAATTCGCGGTCGCCCTTCATAATGGGCGAATATACCGGCAATGCGTGGGTAAGTTGGTATAAATCCGTGAGTCGCAACGTAACATCGTGTAACATGGAGCTAATTACTGCGTCGCCGAAAAAGGGTCGGATGGGGTCCCAATACTTTTGTACAAAGGTGTCTAATTCACGAACGTGTACCCCGGCCAATTCCCAGTGCGCAGGGATGCGATCGTAGATTTTCTGTTGTAAAATCATTTCTGGAAACAATCGTGACATGTCGTAGACCATGTTCTTGACATTTTGGGTCGTTTTATACAGAAAATCCTTGTTGGACAGTGACGCACTGGGACGAACCGCGCCCGGACTCATGAGCCAATCCTGAAACGCGTGAAATTTGGCGTCGTCCAAATTGCCATACTTGTCCATAAAATCGACCATGGTGTAATACATGCGTTCATTGGCTTTGGCCAAGTAATTCTTCAGAGCGTCGAGTTCGGGCCGTGCTTCCTCCACCATTTTCATCGGCTGAAATTTATCCATCACGGCCAACAAGCGTTGGCGAAACGCCCCTTCAATAACCGGCGAATCGACCTGGATCAGGTCGCGCACCACATCTACCTGTGTAAAATTTTGTGGGGGATCAAGGTGAATGCGGTTGCGGTTACGGACAATGGTCATGAGCTGTTCCAAGTTTTCCGGGCGATACTGTTTCCCGTTCATTTTCAAGAATTCAATCTTGTCCGTCATGGACATGTCGCGTTTGTAACCGGGCAAGGACGTCGGTTTCTCCGCACAGACGAGCAAAAGGGACTCGGGAATGGGAACGTCGGTATCGAAATGGCAATAGTGGAAAAAGGCCCGGTAAATGTTATCTACGAGAGTAACGTCGGTAATGGTGGGGTATTTCACGCCTGTAAACCCGGGATGGAAAAGCATGGGGGGACGTCCGAGGAGGGAATGGGTGTCTGCGACCAAATTGGACAAATATTGGACAATCTCCACATATTTTGTGATGGCCGGGTTCTCCTTGGCAAAATACGCGAGGGGGCGGGTCTGGTCACCGTCATGACAACAGGCGTTTTCCAAAAAAGGTATTTTACTGGAGGTTTTAAGAAGGGTATCTTTGGATTTCACAATGTCGTTGATGGCTTCTAGGGCCGCATAACCGTATTGAACCGCGCGGGATGTGATCATGGAGAGATGGTTGCGTTGGTCGCGGTGGCCGTCGCGGATCAAATCCATCATTTCGCGTTCATATTCTTTGGAAATTGGCCGTAATTTGGCGACGACGGAAAATGGCACCACGGGAGGCAAAAAATGGGGCCAGCGATCCAAACTATGTTGCGCAGGGACCACTTCGTCCGGATGAAGTAGGAGGTATTCGCGTTTTTTCACATACATTTCTTCAATGTCCGAGCGGTTGGGGAGAACAATGACCTCCAAAGTTTCGCGTATTTTATTTGTGTAGGTTTCCAAATTGAGACGCTCAATGGCGTTCCAGGGTTCCGCGGTACTCTTGATCTTGAACATTATACACGCAATGTACTGTATTCCCGACAAGTTTTCCACCCCGCCGGACAACGGGTAGCCGTCGAAAGACCGCACGCAACCGGGAAAGGTTTTTTTGACACGAAACGGGGGTACCGCCGTTTGGATGGCGATCAAAATGGCGGATGCCACGATCCAAAACATGAACCGAGTCTTGTAAATATCGTAGGGAATCGGGCGGACTCCCTTTTTCTTCTCTAGCGCTTGAGCCTTACGCTCGTAAACTTCGGGAGACTGTACGTGTTTTTCCATGAGCTCGTTGGTGGTAAGCGCGACAAACTCTTGGATGTTTTCTGTAGGAATCCCCATCTGTTGGCAAATGGCTTTACAGATGTTGTAAATCTGTTGATTTTGTTCGTTCTCGAAAATGACCTTTGTCTGCGTACCTGGGGCCGCCAAGATTTTACCCAGGCGCGTTTCGAGATCTTCTTCCAAAATATCGTGTGTAATTAACCGCAAACCTTCGTCGGTGAATTCATCCTCGGTAACAAAATCGATTTTGCGCAACACATATCCCGTGTATTTGTCGACGATGGAATCGCCGTCATCGCTGATAATGCCCACCGCGCGACAGATTTCGGACAGTTTGGTGGCATAGTTGCCGCCCGTACAAAAGACCACCGCCAATTTGTACAAACTCTGGGGAAAAAGGGTAAGATTGGTATCACGACAATATAACCACGCCGGATTTTCGGTAAGCGTATCGATCATGGGTTCGCGACAGAACAATTCGACAAACCGAACAATATCCGCCTGTTTCTTCTGAAAATCGTCTTGACCCATCATTTGGTTACGCAGCCCGACATGGGGGCTTTCCATATGTTCTTCGTGAATCGTGGTTTTTCCCAAATCGTACGCATAATCGTTGTATTTTTCTTGGCGAACTTGCCGCAGACGGCGTTCGCGCATAATCTGTTTGTAATCTGCTTCGAGCCGTCGTTTAATGTTTTGCGTCATTTCTTCAATGGACCCGGTAATGCGCTGAGTAAACTCGGATTTCATGCGTAATTTGTTAAGTGCCATCATTCGGCGGCGGGCTACGGTATCAGACTCGCAGGTTCCCGCCGCCTGATCCTTGAAACAGTCGGAACTGATGTTACAGAACAGGGTGGCCGTATCCAAGAATGCCTCTTCCTGGATACTCGTATCATGAACCCACTGATCCTTGACGCGGCGGAAATATTTGGTTTGGTCCCCCCCGCCGCCCGTACTCATGGGAGTAAACGGGGGAGAGTCAGACTCGGAACGGTCCGGTGATTCGTACTGGGGCGGCTGATCGGGCCGAAGTGTGAACCCGGTGGTTCCCCGGATGTTAACTGCGGCATACGCCCCGTCTTCGACGCGTTTTTTACCTTCTACGATGGCGCGGGTCAAGGTCTCGGCTTCTGCTTCTGCCACACTGTGCTTGTGGATCAAATTCATTTTCAAAAATTCAAAGAATTCCGCAGGTGGCATGCCTTTCCGCTCCTTTTCGTAGGTCTTGGTAAAATACTCGTAAGAGGGCGCCGACGTATCCAAATCCTTGTCGTAAAACACGTCCTCCTTGCCGTTATCCTGGCGCATTTCTGCCATGTTTTTGTAACGCTTGGCCAAATACCGGCGAACACAATCGTTGGCTTTGATTTTTTCAGTCTCGGTAAGGTCGTCCAATTTCGCGGGTTCAAATGCCTCCAAGATGTTCTCGGGGGTAGAGAGAGTTTTAATCATCATCGTGGTAATCAGGTCATAGAAGAGAACCCCGCCATCCATGGAATTCAGTTTTGCGAGCAATTCGCCCGGCTGCCCCCCGTTGGTCGTCGTGCTGGGGGGTTCTGATTCGGAAGGGCGCGAGACATGATAACCGTCGTGAAACATGTTGAGTAAATCGCGATTATCCAACAAAATCCGCTCGATGCGGTTCATATGGGGTTGAACCCGGAAAGTCATTTTACGCATGCGCTTGTATTCGTCTGCGTGTTTGGCATATTTCTCCCGGATGCCGGCAATTTGCTGTTTGATGAAAAACCGTATTTCGTCGTACTGTTTGTAGGTAATATCTTGGGGATAAATCAAAAAGGGCTCGAGCTCCTTGACAATATCCACGAGAGACAATTTATCCTTGATATATTTACGAATGAGGCGGAAAATGACACGGGTTTTGGGGACAACGGAATTGAGAAATTTTCCGAATTTATCGGGGACCGTAGCCGTGGCGTCGTCGTTTTCCAACACGAATTCCTTGAGGGTGGCCAGAAATTGGGGGCGGTTCTCGTCCCCCGTCGAGGGGGCGGATTCATCTTCTTGGTACGGGACCGCCTTTTCCAAATTATCAATGATGTAGGACCCGATGTCCGTCTTACTTCGCAAGAGGCGAAAGAGCGGCATGTAGTGATGATGAAGATTGGTTTTGTTAAACAGTCGGGTAGTGGGAAGATAAACGTGAGAGAACCGGACTGCCGGCTCAGGGAGCATGATAACAGAATCCACTGTCATTTTATCGTTGGGGACCATGTTTTCGCGAACATGGACCGTTTTTCCGGAACGCAGGAGAACCTTGTTTTTTTTGGTGGCGCCCAACTGGTAGCGCTGAATGACAAACCGCCGGCGTTCAATGGCATCGTTGCCATTCTTTTTCGTAGTGGCCATATTAACGGTACTGTAGAAATCCTCGAAATTTTTCACAACGACGTCCATGTTCTCCATGACGGACTCTGCCCGGGTCAAATGTTCGGATGCGGTTTCGGGAATAAAACACTCGTTTATTTCGTTCAACTTGGAGAACAAATATTCGTATTTATTGACCCCGTTGGGTAGGGTATTTTTCTGATAACTTTTGAATAATTCGCGCTGGGTATCGTTTTCGCGGTTCAACTGGGAAAATACCACGTCGGGCGTGGCCGCAGCTTCCGCGTCGTCCATATCTCCTCCCAGTGGGTTGGCGGTTCCGTCATTGCGGTAAATAAATTTGCGCTGTGCCACGGTAGGCACGAGCCACGGGAGCTTAACATCCAAATTGCGAACACGTTCCACTAAAGGCTTGTAGAGAGGACCGCGCTGGAAGAACCCCGTTACATTGTTATTTTGGTCGAATGTGGAGAACGCGGCGCGCAATTGTTTGTATCTTTCAATGAGCTGGTGGATCCGGCCCATAATTTCTTTGGTGCGGCGACTGTTGGGAACGGTAGACAGCATTTCGTCCATGATGTCGTTGGCTTGGACTTCGACCCCGTACCTGCGTTGGTTCTCGGGCAATTCCACTACTTGGGTGATTTCGTCGAGGTCTTCGCCAAATACAAGATCGTCTGCGGCCAAGTAGAGGGAATTCAAGACATCAAACGCGTTTTTATCGGGAAGATCCCCCTCTTCCTGGTAATCTTCGGCGTTGGCGTCTTTATCTAGGCGGAGTTCCAAGGCCTCTTCCCCCTCCTTTTTATTTTCGTCCTCTTCCCCCTCCTTCTGGTTTTTGTCCTCTTCTCCTTCCCCTTCCTTTTTATTTTCGTTGGCACTTGAGGCGGCCAACGTTTGGGCGAATTTCGTGGCCAAAAGTCCCGCGGGTTTCTCGCGTATTTCGAATCGTTCAAACGGTACATTGCGGGGAATACCCTTGTATTCAAAATCAATGTAGATTACGTCCATTTCGGGAAAGGTGGTGATTTCTATCATATCCTCGTCCAAATTCGTAATTTGGCCCGTGAGAATGACGGGAGTTTCACCCCCAATGTGAATATCCACCCACGTTTTTGGTAAGAGCCCATTTTGTCGGGCGTAGCCCTCTTCTTCGCTGCGGCTTAATATGTGTATTTGTTGGACGGATTCGTCGGTTAAATAGCCCTCGGCATCTAAATTTAATTGAACCGGCGTCAAATTGGCCACATCCAATAGGACGAGTTGAGTGTCGTCCAAGTATTCAATTAAAAAAGTTTGTTCGTGGAGTTTTTCGTGGGTGGGTGCGACGAGTTGAATGATGTCTCCGAGGTTTAATTTTACCTGGTGGTTCCCGCCGTGTGAGACCGGTTCTTTATCCATATCATGGTTATCTGATATTGGTGGATCCATTTTACTTTACTTACTATAACATAATATTTTACATTCGTAAACCCGCGATAATACTAAACGTCAATTCAAACTTGACAATCGTCATCGTCAATATCGTGATATGGAACAATGACAAATGATTCTTCCTCCGGCAGTGGCTCAAAGTTGAAAACCCGTTTTGTTGTCACCGTGAAGAATTCCGACACACTTTTGGGCAATAACAGTTGAGAATAGTAGTCTATTTTGACAAATAATGACGAGGTTTTACTCATATCCGTCTTTTTATTCAAGATCGTTACGGTTATTTCTTCCGGGGTTACACGAGAACCTTGGGTCATTCTTGACCAAAGATTTCCCATAATATTATACGGTTGAAAACCCATATCCTCACAATTTTATGTCGTTTACGCAAATAACAAAAAATTGAATTGGAATGATCAAACCAAGGAAAGCAAAACACCCATACCTTAAAGATCATGATGATTCAAATCGCAATCCCGTCGACGCCATCAAACTCCAAAATCCAAGAAAAACACACGGTCGATTACAAGGTTATTAATTATGACCAAGGTTTTGTCTGTCATGACGACCACGAAACGGGTAAATATCGATCTGTGATTGTATCGGCCAAAACGAATCGCGTGGTGGCGTACGGCCCTAAAAAATCCGTTTCCCTGGAAACGTTCAAAGAGCGGTACCCCGAGGTTAAAGATCAACTCCCCGCAGATGTGTATATCTGCGAAAACATAGAGGGGACCATGATCAACCTCTTTTTCGACAAGGATCGAAATGTCTGGGAAATTGCCACAAAGGGGGCGGTGGGCGGTCACTACTGGTATTACCGTCAGTATTGGGAGAACCGTGGGGTGGTACAACCCGAACAGTACACATTTCGTCAAATGTTTATGGAGGCGGTTGGCGAATCGGCGTTGGGTGACCTGAACGAGAGTTATTTGGTCCAAGATCTCGACAAAAACATGTCCTACAGTTTTGTATTACAGCATCCGGCGAATCACCTCGTATTGGACATTGTCGCTCCCGCCGCATATTTGGTGGCCATTTTTGAAATAACGCATGATGATGTGGAGAATTCTGTCCGACACGTCCCCCTGTTTGATTATTACAACGAAAACGCCGCATTGATTGATAAACGTCAATACGGAGTGTTTGACCTGCCGTGGGTGTTCAGGAGTTCCGTGCGTTCGTGCGAACTGTCTCATATTAGGGTAAGTTATGCGGATGTAGAGCAGAGCACTATGATGCATTATTTTCCGGTGGGATACATGATGATTCATTCTATTACGGGGGACCGGGTCACGTTCAAATCAGAAAGATACGAGCGTTTAAAGGCGATCCGGGGAAATCACCCCAACCTACAGTATCAGTATTTGGCCATTATGCGTACCGGTAAGATCGGGGAATTCCTTGGCTATTTCCCCATGTACAACAAGTTGTATCATCAGTTTTATGAACAGATGTCAGATTACGTGAAATCGGTTCATAGATTGTATTTGGACATCTATGTCAATAAAAAACGCGCCATTTTGGAGAATTTGGATAAGACGACCCGTTATCATCTTCACCAACTCCATTATCACAAACATGTATTGGGCGGGGAAGTGGTGACCCGAACGGTCATTTACAATTGGTTATTGTACACTTTGGAACCGGGGCAACTGTTGTATTTGCTCCGGACGAATATTCGGGTCTGATAAATGATTGTAGAATTTACAACGCGCAGTGGCTTACTTGGATAAATTATTGTAGGCTTCGGAGAGCCGGCTCAACACCTGCATGTAGTGCATAGAATGCGCCTTGTTCTCGTCGCTCATGGTACGGATAGGTTCGCGCAAAGAATCGATGATCTCTAAAATGGTGCGGGCACTGCCCAAGTGACCAACATCTTCGCCATAGTCTTTTTCATAGATAAAGGTAATATCACCCGCGTCAATGATGCTGTGGTAACGTGAATAAATAAAATTATACCAGACTTTGATTAAGATCGTGGGGTTAGCTTTCTTGGCCATTTCGAAAGCATTTTTTCCGGTCATGATTCCAGGATTATCGGGATAGATCTTCAAAATCTCGTTGAAAAAATCGAAAAAATTTGTGTTAAATATTCTCAAAATGCTAGTTTTATCCATGGCCAATACCCTCCGATTATTATTCTATACTGGAATAATTTTTTTATGTGATTTTTACGTTATTGTTTATTTTATCACATCATCATATCTACACATGGTGATCAATCCTTCTTTGGCGTTTTTCCGATACAATTCTTTACATGCTGGACAAACGTAGCGAAGTGAAGATCTAGACCACCCATCGCATCCAGGATTACAGTAAATTTGCTTACATTCGGAAATTTTGTGTTCAACATCCACATTACCTAATAATTTTTCTATTCGTTCACGGGTATAATAAGGATCTGGATTTGTGGAATAACTTTTGCGCAACCATTCTCTGTGTTTATTGACATAGGTTTTGCGGCAAAATGAATCGCATTTTTGTAATTCCTCTGGTTGTACCCGTTTAGTACCGCCTCTACGACGTTTCATTTTATGGGTTTTCCTCCGTTTTTTACCTGGCATATGCTATAATATTCCTGTGTATATTATAGCGACGGTATATTTTTTTACTAGTCATACATCCCTTTATTAGCCATTCTTTTAGACGAAGAAGTTTAATTTTTTCGCGCGGGTTTTCATCTCATCATTATTTATGCTTTCCAACGCAGCTGTTATCTCCACTAACTCATCATATGACTTTTTATCGTCACGATAATATCCGTTAACAGCTTTGCCAGCGGTGTAATAACCTAACGCACCCAAAATCTTAACTGTGCCTATAACTAAAAGTGATATTCCGAATGCATCAAACGCCACGTCAAGATCTAAACTGTATTTCCAAAAAATATTTGCTTTTTTGTGTTTATTGTAAATTGCATTCGTATATCCTTTGCCCAGAGATGCCGCATCAAGTCTATCAGGACCAGCAGGTACTATTATACAAAGTATTTCATATATATACTCATTTCTTTTACTTTTTTCAGGATCTATTACACTAAATTTTTTTACTCCACCTGGAGTGGTAAAAGTAACTACAACTAATTTTCTTAACACATCTGTCAACTTTTTACATAATTCGGTAGATGATGAAGAGTCTTGGAAATTACTGTAAAAAAGTTCTGGTGGACTGTCGTCTATAATGTTTAATAATTTTTTTAATATTGTATTTATTTTTATAGATAGCTCTCCATTGTCATCATTTTCTGCGTCTTCAATTATTGTTCCTGGTGTGATTACTCCATTTTCTGCGTCTTCAATTTTTATTTCTTGTGTGATTTCTCCTTTTTCTGGGGCTTTATCACGCTCCCTGCTAAACCTGCGAAACTGACCCAACAAATTCTCTAACTCTTCACTTAATTTTTTACCGTCGTTATAATATTCATTATAATCTTTGCCAGCGGTGTCATCTAACGAACCCCTAAGAACTACATTATTTTTTTCTTTATTGAGTTCATAATTGCTATGGTTTCTTTGAGCAATCTTACGAGGAGGTCCAGCCGGTACTATTATACAAAGTATTTCATATATATACTTATTTATTAGTTGTTTTTGTTCATGCATAAGATCAGAACTATTTTTGTCTGAAAGAGTAAAATCAACTAATTTTCTTAACACTTTTTGCAAATTATCACCAAATTCGGTAGATGTTGTAGAATTTGTGTAAAGAATACCTGTGTAAAAATCAATTAACTCAGTTTTAGTAGTTAATGAAACTAAGTTCCTTAGTAACCTATCTAAACTAAAAATTATTTTTTCAAATAGGTTATACACATCTACTTCCGATACCGCCGTATGTTTAGACACATCTACTTTCGATACATCCGTATGTTTATTCCCAGAATCATCCCTTATTGCGTCAGCCTTTAATTCCCAGATTTCGGCCTTTTCGTCTCTTATAGCTCTGAGTTCTTCCTCTTTAGCCTGTAAATCTGCGATTCTCTTCTTTTCATTAATTCTTCTTTGAGACTTTAAATCTTTGAGTTCTTTAATTTCATCCATTACTGATAGACCCTTTAATTTTCTGATTTTTTTCCGTGAATCTTCGATAACTTTCCATGCCTGATCATGTTTCCATGCCTGATCATGTTTCCATGCCTGATCATGTTTCTTCTTAGGATAACCTGCCTTCACCATAGTCATCATGTTCCGTGAGACCTGTCGTAGACCCTCCCGAATCGAACGATTATCTACAAACAATTTTTTGTGTTTATGCGTAGTTTTACGTTTATGCGTAGTTTTACGTTTATGCGTAGTTTTACGTTTATGCGTAGTTTTACGTTTATTACTCCTTGTTTTTGTTTTCATAGTATAATTAATAAGTATATTTTTTACAATGACGGTATGAACAGCGGCGATTGTTGAATGTCCTGATTCCGGTTTTTCTGAATCGTGTCCATGTCTACACTGGCCGTGACTTTATCGGGGCGATATTTATCCGGAGGGGTAGGAATCGTCGCGCTATCGGAATCGGCCAACACGTAATTATACATTTGCCGGCTGTTTCCGTTGCCCTTCGCACCCAATTCGTCGGGGGGAGCATTGAAAAAGGTAAACTGTTCCGAGACGATGTTGGACCCTCCCGAACCGCCCATGTTAGCTACCGCAAAGCCTAAAGGTTCTCCATTGCCAAAATTTGCCCCCGACAATTTTTCTTTGATTCGGGGCTCGTAATGACGAATAATATCGTTGCCGAGAACCAGTTGATAGTTTTTATTCACGAGAAGAAGCGCGGGAACGTTATGGATGTTGGGTGGCAGGATCACCATTTTGCCGTCTTCCAGGGAAATTCGGGTCTGGTTGGTTTTTTTATCGTAGACGCGCTTGTCGATACAGATAAAACTGATTGAATCTACTAAATTACCTTTGACTAAAAATTGGAGAACACGCTGGGAATGTTTGCAATAATTACTGTAATAAAAAATATCCATGGTGGATGTGTATACGTTTTCTTGGATTTTTATTGGGCACTCTCAAACGACCGCGCAGTATCACGCTTCTTCGTAAAAACGGCCATGTTCTCCGCACATGCTGTTTCGCTTGCGCGCAGTGGAACAGTAGTAATAATCACGGATAATGTGGGTGGGCTCTGTCATCGGTTGGGGGGCGACAATCTTGGCGTGCTTCTCCCGTGAGGTGTCTTCCACAGACGAACTGACATCATATATGGGTTCAACCGACAAGGGGAACAGCTTACATTTCGCAAATGGTTGTCCGCTAAAGGTGTTTTGTACAAAATGCTTGCAGTTGACACACTGGTTGGGTTCGAAATCGTAGGTGGTTTTCACTAAGTGGAGAGGCGGATTGGTTACCGCGGTCAAATAATCACGCAAACCTCGCCGGACGCCGACCTTTGAAGTTAGGAGGGAACGCGTGGAACGAATCAGCGTGAACAGTAGGACGAATTGGCGCATAATGATTGATCTCGAGTTATTATTGATATAATGACCAACAATTATTATATCAATTTTTGTGGGAAATGTTCCGGCGATCTAAAACTTGATGGTGTTGACGCACATGGAGTGCAACAGGCGGTTCTGGAAATAGAAGACAAAGTAGCCCAACATCACCAAAAACATCTGGAAGTAGAACTTGCTGCTGCGAGGCTTGGTCAACGCCAAGAACAAGAACGTGATGAACGCAATGACGAAGAGAATAAAGCCAAAGATGGAGAGGTACAAGAACCACATACAGTAGAACTTGTCCATGGGGCCATACAAGAGATCAAACAAATCACCCTTCATTTCTGTTATATATACACTAAATATTATTTTTTGTTAGGGTGTGGGTTCTTATTGACCCAAGGTTGGTGTAATTGCAGTAGAAGGAACCTGCTCTAATTCTTCTTCTTCTTGTAATTCTCCAGTTAATTGTTTTTTTAACGCGTCGATAAAGCGCGATGATCCGACGTAGGTTTTATTCAGACTATTCGATTTGAATATATCCAGATGTATATCGGGGTCTGTAGAAAGTAATGTTAATTCTATCTTTTGCTTATTAAAGTCATCCATTATATTTTCCGAATAAAATAAATTATATAACAAAACAATAGATTCTCTAGTTTTACCAAATGAATCAACTCCACCTATTTTGTTTTTTTCTTTTAATAACATACCGATTAAATAGTTTAAATAATCCAATTTTTTAAAAAATTCACTGCTCACTTGTTTTGTAATTTGTCTTGTAAACACTTTACGTTTTTCTCTTTCTGATAGCTTTAAAGATATATATTTAAATTCGGGGTTTTTATACATTACCATGGGTCTTAATACAAATTGTAAATCGTCTGTATTTATTGAAGAGGTCCTCCCTGATGGCACGCTAGTATATTTCATATAACCAGGTCCAATATACGTACTAATATTATCTGGATCTTGAATATAAAAAATTTCTGGGCGTTCAACATGACCATGTTCATCAGGGGATGGTTTATATTCGTTTTCATCTGTTACTTCTGTATAAATTGATATTGATTCAATCCTTACATTTAATGTTTCTAACTCTTCGACACAGCTTTCAAATTTTCGTATCCTATCTTCAAATATATCCCCCCCCCAACACGTTTCCTTAACAATGTCTTGCGACTAGATTTACGTTGTCGGCGCGTCTTCCTGTTATTTCCACGCTTTTTGTGAGTGTATTTTTTTTGTCTAGTGCGTGCCATGAAACTATATATTATTGTAGTATAATATAATATATAGTTCTCTTACACTAAATATATACCATGGACACGGCCAATATTTGGAAAATTATCAACTCCTATTTCGAAGACAATCCCCAAGCTTTAGTTGCCCACCACCTCGAATCCTACAATGATTTCTTCAAAAACGGCATTTTCCAAATTTTCAAAGAAAAGAATCCCGTGTCCATCTCGTCCGTCTACGACGAGAACCTGGGCGATTTCAAACACCAATGCCACATGTATTTGGGCGGAAAAGACGGATCGCGCATCTATTTCGGCAAACCCGTCATTTACGACGAAAACCGCGCACATTACATGTTTCCCAACGAGGCCCGTCTCCGCAACATGACCTACGGGATGACCGTCCACTACGACATTGAAATCGAATTTATCGACCTTTTAGAACCAGGGGAGTCCCCCAGTATTGTCACAGAAGGGCTCGGGGAGACGCGCGGGGGGGAGGGGGTCATCGAGGCAGTCGAAACCGAGGCCCATTACCCCACGGGGGGGTCATTTCAAAATTTCAAAATGGATCCCCAGACGTTGGGCGGGGAAGAACCGGAGAACACGCAGGGGGGTGCTCCCAAAAAACCCCGCCAAGAGACGCGGCGCAAGGTGACCCGCGACAAACGGCAGGTGAAACCCTTCCAAATGACGCCGGCGATGGCCGCCGCCATCCGCGAAGCCACCGAAAAATCCCTCACGTCCTCCGAGAAAGGGCGTTCTCAACGCCGTACCGTGATCCTCTCCAAAGTTTACCTCGGTAAATTCCCCATCATGCTTCATTCGGATTTTTGTGTGCTGAAAGGATTGCCCCGGGAACTTCGGCACACCATGGGTGAATGCCGCAGTGATGTGGGCGGGTATTTCATCATCCAAGGTTTAGAAAAAACCGTCGTGACCCAGGAAAAATTCGCCGACAACATGTTGTGGGTACGCAAAGGGAAAGACACACTTGACGACGAGGGCAACGTGATTTCCGCCACCGAATATCTGTATTCGGCCGACATCCGCTCCGTCTCTGAAAACGTCTCCAAACCGATCCGCAACTTGTCGGTACAAATCGTGGCCCCCACCGCGTCATACACCAACCAACAGATTGTGGTGAATGTGCCCAATGTCCGCAAACCCGTCCCCCTCTTCGTCCTCTTCCGCGCCCTCGGTATTGTCACAGACAAGGCGATTATCGAGTTGTGCTTGTTGGACCTCGACAAGTACGAGCACATGATTGACGCGTTTGCGCCGTCGGTTCACGATGCGGGGTCCATGATGACCCAAGTCCTGGCCATCGAATACATTGCGTCCTTGACCAAAGGCAAGCGTACGGAGCACGCCCTCGAAATTCTGTCGGATTATTTCCTGCCCCACATCGGCGAAACCAATTACACGGAAAAGGCGCACTACTTGGGCCACATGGTGTTCCGGCTGTTGTCGGTGAGCACGGGCCTCGAAAATCCCACCGACCGCGACAATTTCAAGTACAAGCGCCTGGAACTCGTGGGTTCGCTCATGTACGACCTCTTCCGCGAATACTACAACCTCCAGCTGAAGCACATCCAGGTGAAATTCGAGGAGCGTCTTCTCTACAGCAAAATCTTGTACGAGAAGGACTTGCCCCTCCTGATTCAGACGTTTCACGACGAGGTCTTCAAGACCCGGGTCGTGGAAGCCGGGTTCAAAAAGGCGTTCAAGGGAAACTGGGGCGCCACGGCCAACACCAAACGCGTGGGCATCGTCCAGGATTTGAATCGCCTGTCGTTCAACACGTGTCTGTCGCACCTGCGCAAGACGAATTTGCCCATGGACGCCGGATCGAAATTGGTGGAACCGCGCAAACTCCACTGCTCGCAGTGGGGGTACATTGACCCCATTGACACCCCCGACGGCGGCAACATTGGTCTCCACAAATCCTTGGCCATCATGACCCACGTCACCCGTGGTGGTCAGGGCATGCGCGAAGAACTGGTCCAGTGGATGCGCGAGAAAATCGCGCTGAAATATGTGGAAGAATGTTCTCCGAAGATGCTGGCTACCATGACCAAGGTGATGGTGAACGGGTACTGGGCGGGGGCGATCCTCGACCCCTTTGATTGCGTCAAGAAAATCAAGTTGTTCCGTCGCAATGCGTTGTTGCCCATTTTCATGAGCGTGACGTTTGAAATCAAACAAAACACGGTGTATATTTATACCGATGCGGGGCGACTGTCGCGGCCCATTTTTTACCGCGATGAAGAGACGAATACCATGTCGTTTGAACTCAAAGAGGCCCAGAAATATTTGGAGGGCAAGGACGGCGACATTCACTGGGAAGCATTGACCACCGGTCTCAACGCGAAACGCGATGGGGCGCAGTTCGACCCCTATGCTTCGCGCATCTACGAACTCTTTGAGCTGTACACGGGGGTCAACGAAGAAACCAATCCCCGCAAAATCGAGCGATTCATGAGTAAAAAGGCGCCGATCGATTATTTGGACTGCAGCGAAAGCGAGAACGCGCTGATTTGTCTCAACGCCGAACAGTATGTGGAGAACCCCAGCAAAAAATACACGCACATGGAGATACACGAATCTTTGATATTTGGTAACATGTGTAATTTGATTGTGTTTCCCGAGAGTAATCCGCCTACTCGCAATTCGTTCTCTTGTGGGCAGAGCAAGCAGGCGGTGTCACTCTATCACACCAATTATCAGGTACGTATGGACAAGACGGCGGTCATTTTAAATACGGGACAAACGCCGTTGGTCAAAACCCGGTACTTGGACCACATTAACCACGAGGAAAATCCCTACGGTGTCAATGCGGTAGTGGCCATCATGTGTTATACGGGTTACAATGTGGAAGATGCGGTGTTGATCAACGAGGGGTCCTTGAAACGCGGCCTCTTCCGTACCACGTATTACACGACGTACCAAGCCCACGAGGAAACCAGTAAGAACATTGATACGGTGACCGACATTAAATTCGCCAATATTGAGGCGGAGGCGGGGGTAGTGGGTACCAAACCGGGGTACGACTACAGTCAGCTGGATCAGTACGGTGTGATTAAAGAGGGGACGGAAGTGAACGACAAGACGGTGTTGATTGGTCTGACCTCGTCATCTTCGGGCGATGCCAAGAAGGTGGACGGATCCAAGACGACGAAGAAGGGGCAATTGGGGACGGTCGACAAGACCTTTATTACCGAGGGCGAGGAAGGAGAACGCATTGCCAAGGTACGAATCCGGGAAGAGCGTGTGCCCAATTTGGGTGACAAATTTGCGTGTGCTCTGCCAACTCAGCAAGTATTGACGCAACACGGATGGGTAGAGATGCGGGACATTGATATTAACATTCATAAGGTCGCCACATTGGACGTAAATGGAAACATGTGTTACGAATATCCCATAAATAAATTCGCGTATGCGCACGACGGATATTTATATCATGTCAAAAATAAACGTGTTCAGGCGATTTGTACATTGAACCACAAATTATATGTGAAGAAACCCCGCGGAAAGTCTTACAAATTGATTGAAGCCAAGGATGTGTTCGGCAAAACGGTGCGATTCCAGAAATCGATGAAAAATGTCATGCCCGATGTTGAATGGATGGACCTCTCTACGAAACGGTATAAGATGGACGACTGGTTACAATTGTTGGGCATGTTTATCAGCATCGGTTCAGTCAATAATAGCGCAATCATATTATGGTGTCATAAACGACGCCAGATTGATATGAATACCCACATCTTAACTAAATTGGGTTTGAAATATAAACACGAATCGCACGACGGGTATTTCGCGCTGAATAAAGGAGAACATCCGGAAATATACAAAGAATTACAAAAGTCCAGTGTGGGTGCCGTAAATAAGATGCTACCGGAATACGTGTGGAATTTTTCACAGCGTCAGTCTATCATTTTAATGGAAGCGCTGATGGAAGGTGATGGCCATACAAACAAGAATGGTTTCAGTCGGTATGGTACAATTAGTTTGGAATTGGCCAACGATATTTCACGATTAGCCGTTCATTGTGGTTGGTCCGGTACAATTAAAGTTGCGTCAGAACACGAATGTACAAGACCCCAGGCAAACCCCCATAAAATTACTCAAAAACAGACGTATTATAAAATAAGTATTATTCGAAAACGAAACCGCCCGTACATCAACAAGAACAAGAAAAATAAGAACAAGAACGAGGACGAAGAGAAACTGGTTGAACATCGCGGCAACGTCTATTGTATCGAAATGGCTTCATCCAATTTATATTATATGCGCGAGAATTTTTTGGCTCCATCTATGCTGATTGGAAACAGCAGAGCAGGGCAGAAAGGCACGGTCGGCCTCGTGATCCCCGAGGCAGACATGCCGTTTACCAAGGACGGCATTCGTCCCGACATGATTGTGAACCCGCACGCCCTGCCCTCACGCATGACGGTGGGACATTTGGTGGAGACCCTCATGGGTAAGGCGTGCTCGAGTTTGGGAGGGTTTGGAGACGGCACCGCATTTTTAAACAAGGGGTCCAAAATCGGCGTGTTTGGCGAAATGCTCCCGCAGTTGGGCTACCATTCGAGCGGCAACGATATTTTGTACAACGGCATGACGGGAGAACAGATCGAAGTCGAAGTGTTTTTCGGTCCCACGTATTACATGCGTCTGAAACACATGGTAAAAGACAAGATCAATTACCGTGCCCTGGGACCGCGGACGGCTTTGACCAAACAGCCGGTTCATGGGAGAGCAAATGACGGAGGGCTCCGTATCGGAGAAATGGAACGCGACTCGGTGTTGGCTCACGGAATTACCGGGTTCTTGACCGAGTCGATGATGGAACGAGGTGACAAGTATCACATGGCGGTATGTAACAATACGGGGATGTTGGCGATTTGTAATCCGGCCAAGAATTTGTTCATGAGTCCTTTGGCCGACGGTCCCATTCAGTTTGTGGGTTCGTTGGACGGAAAGGAGATGTACATAGAAAGTGTGACCAAATTTGGCCGTGATTTCAGTGTAGTTTCTGTGCCATATACCATGAAACTGTTGATGCAAGAATTACAGTGCGCAAACATTCAGATGCGTATCATCACAGAAGACAATCTCCCCCAGCTGGAGAACATGATGTTCTCCAAAAACATTGAAAAATTGTTGGGATTAGAAGCGGGTACCAACGTCGACCACGAAATAAAGAAACACATTCAAACGAAAATCAAGGACCCGGTGGAGAACCCGGAAATCCGCGACATTATGGCCGCGGCTCGTCCCGAAAAATCCCCGCAAGCCCCTCAAGACAGTCCAGAATGGTATTCCGACGAGAAGGACGATGCCCCGGTTTCCGGAGGGAAGCCCGCTGTGCTCTTGGAAGAAGAACCGGAAGACGACCCGGCGAACGAATTTCAGTGCGGCGATTGGGCATATTATCGCGGAGATCCCTGTCACCCCCCCCGACCGTGGAAAGTTTTGGAAATTAGCCCTAATTTTGCCACAGTTCAGCAGTCGGCAGATCCCGCCATGCCCGACGCGCCCCTCGAGATCAAAGTGGTGCGCCACAATGCCAAACACAGTGAATTGTATCGGCTATTGGAAGATGGCACGGTTCCGCCTGTAATGATGATGAATCCCGAGGATGCCCCACCATCCGCCTGGAATATGCCCCCGCCTCCCGATCTACCGGCCTTTCCAGTGGAACCGGAAACGCCGAAAATCAATTTCAATCCCATTATCAATGTGGTTGCGGGGGACAACAAGGGTAAAATCGACTTTACGGCCACGGCAACTGAACCTTTAAAAACAAACCCGGGTATGCCGTCATCCGTCACTGACCCGGAGAGTACGGGGTCAATAGACGGAGAAAAAAAACTAGAAACCCTCATGCCCTCGAGCGGAGGACCCGTGGATTTCAGTAGACTCGTGGTCCTGAAGAAAGAGTGATTGTTTACACCCTTGAACATTAAATTTCCAAGATTTTGTAGACATTGACGGCGACACACCCGACTTTCGGAGTTTTTTCCACATTTTTTATGGGAGTGTACATGATGGGCAATTTCTTCGCACTCGCGTATTTGGAATTCTGTTTACATAACATACAACCTTGTATAATGACCCGGTAAAGCTGTTTCTTTTCGTATTTTTTCTCGGGTGGCAAGGTCGCAATGATGTGGCACGAAGAATCCTTGAATAAATGAAACCAAATGTCGTCCGGGCGCGCCATGTCGAGAATATTGAAATTATCCGCGGCATCTTCGCCGATGATAAATTCGACCGTATCTCGAATCGCCTCAATGTATTTGGATTCAATGCGCATGGTCCAGTTTTAGGAGCCAAACAAGATATTTGACATACATACATGGTGTAAGCCGACGAAAGAAATCAATTTTTTTCGTAGGCAGACATAAAAATTGAAAATCGGAAAATATATAAACTCTATGTAAGTTTATATATTAAATACCCACATAACGATGACGTCCAGTGACAAAATTCTGAAAATCTACAACTCGCGCAAGACCATCCTGAATATACTCGGCACCGAACAAGGTTATGATGTGTCGGATTATGAAAACTTTAGTGTCAATGAGATTGACGCCATGTTTACCAACGAACAATTGGACATGCTGTTGACCCGAAAGTCAGATGGACAAAAGACGTACATTAAATACTATCTGTCTGCCAAGCAAATCCGCCCCCAAAATTTGGACAACATTATCGAAGACCTGTTTTTCGTGGAAAGTGTGTTGACCAAGACGGACACACTGATGATTATTACGGAGGACGAACCCAATGATACGATCCTGGCAAAGATGGAATATTTATACAACCATGACGGTATTTTTGTGGTGATTCACAACATCCGGCGACTACAGTTTAATTTGCTGGAACATTCGCTGGTCCCTCCGATGCACATTTTGTCGGAAAAGGCGACCCAAGAGGTGATGGCGAAATACAACATTAAATCGCTCCAACAATTTCCCGAAATTAGCCGGTTTGACCCCCAAGCTCTCGCGCTGGCTATGCGCCCGGGACAAGTCGCGAAAATCGTCCGGAAAAGTATTACGGCACTGGAAACCGAATACTACCGCGCCTGTGTTTAGATACACAAATAAAATATCAGAATATTATAGCTACCTATTACGAATAATACAATGTCCAGCACGACCGATATACAAAATCAGGTAAACGCGATAATTGACAAACTCAAAAGTAAATTGACCGACTTTTCCACTCGCGTAAGAGATCAATACAATGAAACCATGACCAAAATAACGCCAAAAATCCAGACGGCGAACATAGAGGTTTTTAATGGGGTGGTCGGTACCTTTACGCCGACGCTTTATATGATGTATGATACTTTTCGGGCCGAATTTTCTACCGTGATTACCATCTATAACCGGGTTATTTTGATCATTGCCACACTTCCGGAAATAAATCAAGGCCAATTTAAATACGTACTGGATAAAAATTACGAAAACTATACGGACGCTTTGAAATCCACTTACAATGCCTATACAACGTTTATATACACATTTCAATCCAAGGTACCGAAAGGCGTCGATTATGACGCGGAACAACAAAAAATTACCGACATTTATAACGAGGTTCTCGCCGGTTCGGAGCGGTTTTACAATCGCCAAATGAAAGCCATTGAATTGAATCATAGCAACAATCTTCAGACTCTGGCGCCTCAGTATGTGAATGCTCTTCATATCGATCCAAAAAATTTCGCGTTGGAAAAAATTGAGCAGTTGGGGAGAACCACGCAAACGTGGGAAGCGAACATTCCCACCAGTGGGAAATTCAACAACGTTTTGTCGTATAATCCTGAGACCCCCAACCTGTTTTTTTCCGCAATCGATAACAAGAATGTCTCGGATGATGAAGCGAAAGCCCTGAAGAATTTGACGCTTGATGATATAAAAAATAAAAATGTATACGACGCGGGGTGTGATGCATATTTTTTCGGGACGGCGGATCCGGATTTTTCGGTAAGAACAAATACAGACTTTCCCCAGATGGATATTAAAGATGTTTGTTACAAACGCGAATTAGTGAAAAATCGCGACAAGGCAAACAAGATTGAAACATATGGCCAAACGCACCGGAAAGCAACTACCGGATATTTAGAAAGAAAGACAGATTACAATGTCCAAATAATCAACACCTTTAATTTTAGTTTGGGTATCGTGCTCATGCTCGGGGCGTTGTATACGTACCGATTTTGACATGCTATATTATAGTTTCATAATATAACATGAATAATAACAATTTAATCGGTTTTACCATAAACAATCCCCAGAAACCGGGACTAGATAACATCATGGCCTACAACGAATCGGATATGTTTTTTATGCGGTTCTCTTCCTACCTACCTACGAAGGAGGATTGTGGCAAAAAGTATTTCATCGATATTATAGAGAACAAGGATCTTGACCCAAAATTGGAGACTGATTGTAGTAATAATCCGCTTTTAATCAACAGTATACGGGACGATATGGGGTTTTGTCGAACCCGCGAATTATGTAAAAACCGGGCGTATTACAAGAATTACAGCAAACTAAGGGGGGAATTGGCGGGCGGGGGCGGAGGTGGGTACGCGGGTAACGACGCGAATTTCGAAGACCACAGTCAGTTGTATAATTTTACAATATTGACCACCACAAATTTGAGTTTAGGTATCTTATTGTTGGGGTCCGCCATATTCACCTACGCGTAATACGGACTTGCCGCGGGATCGATAAATTCTGGTATTATAGTATAGGGTTATTTTTTTCATATAATGTACAACTATCCGAAAATTATTATTTTATCCGCGGCGGCTCTCATTCTCCTAGTGGTAACAATGTTTTACAATTCGGTCATCAATAAGGAAGTGTATCGCCGCGGGACGGTGGAAAATATGTCGACGTATAACTCACCGCCGCCTCCGCCTCCGCCTCCACCCCCACCCATGAACAACAATTGTTCTCCGCCCGTACGGATTCAAATCGCCGATGGCCAATTGTTAGGACCCGGTGCCTACTCGACGGTGGATCACGACTGTCAATCGTGTAATCGCATCGGAAACGTGTGTAGCGCTTACACAAAACAGCAAGCGGCGTTACAGGTCGCGGCGCCTCCTCCCCCCAAGATGAATAACAATTGTTCTCCGCCCGTACCGATTTTAATCGCCGGTGGCCAATTGTTGGGACCGGGTGCCTACGCGACGGTCGACCATGATTGTCAAACCTGTAATCGCAACGGAAACAATTGTAGTAGCCTGACAAAATCGCAACAGGCGAGTGCGGATGCGGCCGCAGCCGCTGCTCTAGCGCAGCGACAGGCATTTGAGCGTCAACAAGCCGCCGAGGCCGCGGCCCGTCAAGCCGCCGAAGCCGCCGCCCGTCAAGCCGCCGATGCCCTCGCGCGTCAACAGGCCGAAGCGCGACAACAGGAGGCTCAGCGTCAGGCAGTGATAACAAATAAACGCAACAACATCAATAGTGAAAATGATTACGTACCTTATTTTATTCAAACCGTGAGTGGTAGTAATCAAAAATTACTGTTAGGCTCCTCAATCAAAGCCGGTGCCAACAATATTGTATCCTTTACAATTAATTTTACCGGTGTAAAAAACAGCGATCAACGAACAAATAACTGGAACCAAATCTTCGGATTATCCACGGATCGCAACGGCGGCGATCAACGTTATTTGGCCGCGTGGATTTGCCCGGGAAGTAATACACTACACATTCGTACCGAGACTGAAGCCAACAGCAATGATAATATAACCGACTGTAATTATGGTCTCAGTGTGGGTATACACCGCATTGACATCATTGGTATGACGAATGGAGACCTGAGCCAGACTTACTGGGTTTACGACAACGGAAAGTTGTTTGCCAATCCGACGATTTCTTCAAAACGGGTAGATGCTTTTGTAACTCCCGTCTACCTTTATTCGTCTTACAATGGCTATCGTCATGTTTCAGAATTGGGTCATAGCGTTTCTTCTTTCGTCCTGGTTACAGGTAACCGAGAGATGAATCCTCAGACGGTGATCAATGGCATAAACGCATTCAATGATCAATTGAAATATATACAAAGCATGTAGTAATCTAGGCAAATCGGTAACACACAAAAAATTATTGTCATATAGTATAGGTAATAATTTTTATAAATATGGATGTAAATATGGGAGGAATTGTACTCATGATGATAATTATAATATGTATATTGGTGGTAAATGCGGGGGTGTTCTCCGAGAACCGTTGCGCCAGAGAAGGGATGAGTAACAAGGCTTCCAATGAAATAGAAGACGTGGGCCGTAAAATGAGAGATGCGATGGACCGGGCCAAGCAGGCCGCAGAAGATGCCGCGAGACGCGTGCGAGAGGCAGCAGAAGCCGCGGCACAACGGGTACGCGAGGAAGCCCAACGTAGAGCCCAGGAAGCAGATGCGGCGATGCGCGCAAAAGTGGCCGAAATACAACGCGCTTTCAGCCGAAAAAGAACCAACATTTACGAAGAAAAGGACTACAATATCTATTTTATTCAGAGCGTCGCCGGTTCTCAACATAAATTATTGGGTGGTTCCTCTATCGCACCCGGGGCTAACAACATTATATCGTTCACAATCAATTTCAAAGGTGTCAACACGGGAAACCCTCAGGCGAATAATTGGAACCAGATTGTGGGACTCACGCCAGACGGCAACGGAGGCGATCAACGATATATGGGGGTATGGATCTGCCCGGGGAGTAACACTCTACACATTCGTACCGAGACGGAAGCCAATGGAAATGATAACATATCCGACTGTAATTATCCCCTGAGCAATGGTTTACATCGCATTGACATTATCGGAATCACAAACGGGGACCTTACACAAACGTACTGGGTATATGACAACGGAAATTTGTTTGCTAACCCGACCATTGCCGGAAAACGGGAAAATGCCTACAAAACCCCCATATATGTGTTTTCGTCCTATAACAACTTTAAGCATGTGTCTGAATTGGGTCATGTAGTTAGTCCTCTAATTATCATCACCGGAAACGGCAATATGAATCCACAAACGGTGGTCAACGGCTTGAATGCTTTTAATGATCAATTGAAGTATTTACAAAACGTGTAATCTGTATCCAAAAATTATTGTAAGCTCTATATATAGGAATAATAACTATTCATGTCTAGTTTTACAAGAGGTACGATTTCCGCTCAAGGATACGTTCCTATTCAGGACGAGAGTGGAAAAAAAATATGCGAATTTTCGACGATATATAAGGACGATCCCAATCAGGCGATTCTGTCCCCAAACTTGAATGTAAATGTGTCGGGCGGTTACGATTCAAGCACAAACGCGCCTGAACAAGTACCGGTCTGTACCGACGAAGAGATTTATCGTATTCAGCAAGTTGTTTTGAAAAAGCTGAATAAATTTAACGCGGACTATTCCAATTATGTAATCTATAAATTCAACCAGAGTCACAATTTGCCGGGAGATCAGACGAAAAAATTAAATTACACGGACGACAATGGTAATACGGTGAATTATTCAGACACGGTTCAAAACACTTATGCTGCCAAATACAGTTCTACCGAGTCTTCTAACAAACTACCCAGTTACCAAGATCTTATGCGCAATCTGGATACGTATAATAAAATTTTAAAAGCCAATAATCAGTACCGTATGGATCCGGTAAACCCCCTGTTACAAAATTTGTCGAATTATTACACTCCGGGAACCAACGATCCCACGCCCGAAATGAAAAATAATCCGGATACGCCGTTGGACAACCGCGACCCCAACGGCTATTTAAATCCCAAACACGATAGGATACTGAAACTGCGCGGCGAACTGGACGAAAAACTCATGGAATTTAACAACAATCGCAACAGTGTATTTGGCGAAAGCAAATTACAAATGGACGCGAGTATTTATGTGACAATTCTGTGGACAACTTTAGCAAGTGCGGTCGTTTATTTCACGTTTGTCCATCTGTAATTGTGGACCAGACTCCGGCGCAAAGATCCGCACAATTTTTATATGATTATAATATAACTAAAATTATAACCATGAATAATATCAAGGATGATATCAAGAAAAATTACGATGATATTCGTGATCATGTCCGGACCGATAAAAAATCGACCATTAAATACGTTGAAGTGATTGATAAATATACGCCGGATGATTTGGTCGCCGTGGGGGTCTATTGTAATAACGAATACCCCTCCACTTCAAAGGCGTTTCGTCCTACCCAATATTGGTCATTTTCGGACACGTTCGACCAGTCGTTTAAAAATGCCGGAGCTATTATTAACGATTTTAGTTGGCAAGAGGAGAATAAACTGCGTTCATTGAAACGTGTTCCCGGGTTATTTGTAAAGCAAATCAATGGTTATCGGATGGGGTACAACGCCAAGGACGTGAATTTTTTCACCCTCACGAAAGATACTGGTATGATTATGCCCGATTACAACTCAAAATCCATTACCACTTCGAGTGCCATTGAATTGTTCGGGTATTTTATCCCGGATGTGACCGGTGAGTGGACCTTTACTATTCCCGGCTACATGGCGCAAAACGTCTACAGTAAATTGTGGATCCGCGGTGATTACGCGGTCTACGATTATACCAATAAAAATGCGGATATTTGTAACGACAAGGACCGCGAGGACACGAACATATTTACTCAGGCCAACGTGATTCCTCCGACAACCACTTTCAAAATACGGTTGGTCAAGGGCGATTTAGTTCCCATACGCGTTCATGTAATAACGACCGCCGGTTTTAGCGGATCCATTTCGGGGTTTATTACTGCTACCAGTCCCGACAGTAAAACGGTCGTTACTAAAAGTAATGATGTAAATAAATATTTTGTCACCATTACCGAGGATGGAAGTACGCCATATTACAAGAAGAGCAAATACTTTGCGCTAGTTTACGACGATAAAGCGTCCGCGAATCCTTCTTCCCGTACTAGTATCTCAGTACCCCAAACAAATTCGAAATTTTTCACGTGGTTCATGGACACGACTCCCGACAATTTAAATACCATTCGTGCGTTGAAGCTAAATCCCGTGGTCCAATATGTGCGTAATATGATTACATTACCCATCACCTTGGAAGTCAGCGGAACCTTGGAGACTACCAACGATGTTCCTACCGATATTACGATACCCATGGGTATCAATTTATCCATACGTAACGCCACGTGGGGTAGACAGAATTATCAGTGGACGGATGTACAACAGGTCCCGTATACCGAAGAACAACGTGTTCCTGAACAAGTGACTACCAAGACCCTGGGCAACAATTACGGTACCCTTTCCGCACATACATCCACGTTACAATCGGATCCTTATGTCAAAATCGTTCAAAAAATCCGCGAAGAACGCACTCCCCGGAGCGAGTCTCAAATGGTGAATGTGCGGGACAAAGCCCAATCACTCACCCAAACGAATAAATTCCACGTTGATGCGGGAGATTATAAAAATAAATTCGGGGATCCTACGTACACTGGACGGGGATCGGGTCTTTCCAATCCGGGAACGAATCGGTTGACGACGGAGTTCACATGGACCAAGGTGGAAGAGAAGTTCACAAACAAACAATTGTATATAAATGATGTAGGTATTCTGGTGTTGGACTACTTTTACGAAGGTGTGAATTATATTTCCCCGATTAATAATATTTCTTATACGCCGAATCAGTGGGATCCGGCCCAGGGAAAGTGTCCGTATAAATTGTCGTTGGTATCGAGCGACGACATGAACAAGGCTGTCTTGATGATAAAAAACAACGGTAAATTGGTGGGTAGTCTGGAAATTTACAATCAGAACGATCCTTATCCCAAACAACCCAACGAGGTGTGGAAACAATTGAATGCCGGCGAACTTCGTCCCGGCGAAAGGTTGATCGAAGGACAAAATGCGCTGGGATCGGTAGGCACCACCGGAACCGCCAACGGTTTATTCAAGTTTTCGTTGGAGAACATCAACTGTACATTAATGTACTGTATCCAACCGTTTTCCGACATTAATGTCGCCAACGACCAGAACAAACCCGCCGTGTTCAGTCTGACTACGCCTCGCAATTTGGACAACAGTCAACAGATGCTGTATCTCTACCGCATTGCTTCGCGAGGATTGCTTGGAAAAAAATTCTTGTCGGAAGTAAACGGCAGACTCGGCATAGACGATATGTACTATGTGCCCAATACAAGTAATAACATATTACAACATCAGAATTTCGAGGATACGGCCGGATATCCCATCATAACCTCGGGCTACAATCAGGACAATTATGTGGTCCATAGCGCCGGTGAGCGAACCAAGGATCAGTGTCAGGCGGAATGTATGAGCAGTCCTACGTGTAATCACTATTTTTACGTGAACGGGGCCGGTTCTGACAAGGGGCAATGCTACATTGACAAGACAAACAATACGAATTCCGTTTATACTACTCAAAATACAGATCCCGCCAAGTACGGTGCGGGAATTTATTCGGTTAAAAAGGACCTCATCATATCTTCTTGCGAATACAACGATTCGGATTCAAAAATCAATCCGGACAAGCATGCGACGTTTAGAGACAGAACGGTCTATTATCAACCGGTCGCCAATCAACCCGAATTAACGTATTATTGTGGTTTGGCCCGGCATCAACAGGCCGTACAAAACATTAAAAATGATTATGAACGCCGCGACGGGTTCTCGAACATAGAAGCATTCAATGCCAAATGTAGTAGTCAATCCTGTATGATTTCCAACATTGACAGTTTAGATCCAGTGGTAAAAGGTTATAGTGAAATCCAAGACAAGATAAGTGAGACGTATAACATCACCCAGGCCGAGTTGAAACGGAATCGGGAATTGTCGGAAATTTTAGCCGATCCCAAATTCAAATATAATGATACCAATGCGTTAATTCCCGATGTGTTTATCAATAATCCCAACCCACAGCCTGATACTAATATCATCAAGGGTCAGATTGAAGATATGAAACAGAACATGTTGGTACAGAACACGATCTTTACGTTGGCGTCCATTTCCGCGGCAAGTTTTTTAATTATCGCGTTGGCCATTGGGCGTAGTTAGACCGTGGGCACGTGGTGTAATATATTATAGTATACTATATTATAATACATTGTAAATATCATGTCTACGCCAACATATGCTACGTCAAGTTATTCTGATTTACAAAATAATGATACAAAGTCGGTGGCTCCCCATTTTGACTTGAGTTCCTTTCTCCAATTACAAAAAAATTATGCGATGAATTTGGACGGTATCAATGTTAGTGGAAAAGGTGCTGATCCGGCCATCGCATTATTGAATGACAAGTTGTCCAATATAAACAAGGATGTTACAAATTCTCAAATTGCGGCCGACAAAACCCTCTTGAACCAAAATGCCGTCAACGATATTTTAAATACGGAGAACGACCGTTTGTTAGCCAAAAAACGCAACATTGATATTGCGGCTCAGGGTCAACAACGTATGATTGCGCTGAACAATAATTATCAGAAACGCTATGCGGTGTATAGCAAGATACTGATGGTTTTAGTGGGATTCGTCGCCGTAATTGTCTTGTTGAATTTCCTTTCCACCTATTTTACCATTATACCCCAGTCCATTTATATTCTGTTGTATATTGTGATTGTGGTGGGTTCTCTGGTGTACATTGTCATGTTATATTCTACGCTCATGTCTCGTAATCCGATGAATTACGACGAAATCATGGTACCCAAGCCCCACAATGTGGGCGACAAGGTTTTAGGCGCCACGCCCTCTACGAACGCGAGCGGTGTGAGCGAAGATTATACCAAGGCATTCGGACCCTATTATAATTGCTTGGGACAACAGTGCTGCGCGCCCGGATTGGTGTGGTCGAATGATCAGGGATGTAGTTTACCCGTACCTGGGCCGGCTCCGGCGAATGTATAATAAAATACATCTTGAGACCACCGGTGGTATCCGAAAGGTGTGACAATAATGATATAATTTGGATAGGATAATTTAAATATTCAATAGTATATATCAAATGTCCATGCTAGTAAATGTTAACGATGTTGGAACATATTATTATTTGTTAAATACTTACCAATACAGACTGGGAGAAATTGTATTTGGTGATGCAACCCAAGCGATAGAAACCTTGCCAGATTTTGTAGGTCATTATCCTGATGAAAAAGAAAAAAAAATGTATTATATTTTTGGGTTTACAGATCCTAAAAAAAAATATCAAGTAAATTTGAACAACTTGAAAGCGGGTACAGAAATCGATTTATTTTTAGTGGGTGGTGGCGGTGGAGGCGCTTCAACTTATAATGAAGAGTTATATGAGAACATACACTTGGGCGGTGCAGGAGGTGACGTGAAATGTTATTCAACATCCTTAACCGGAAACGACAAGAACGACAAGATAGATCCGAGTAAGTTTCTTGATATATTTAATATCCAGGTGGGTCGTGGCGGCGGAGATGGCAGTAACCCACCCAATCCTGTAAGGAATAAAGGCGGTCCTACTACGTTTTCCCCGAATAACCCCGCGAAAAACCCGACGTATACGGCCAATGGTGGTGAGGCGGCAGTAAATACGGAAGGTGAAGGGAAAGCTGGCAAACAATGTAATGCCAAACTCGCGATTATTGGCAATTTACCGTTGACTGATTTGTCAATGGGTTTTTTGGACAATAATAATGTTTTTACAAAGATAAAAAACGACGACACGTCAAATCCCCAAAAAATAAAAAAATTTGGTGATTTTTATTGGGGAGGAGGCGGCGGTTCAACATATTTTGCCGATGGTACAACATATACAGGCAAGGATTTAACTAAATCTAAATTCACAGGAAAAGGTGGTAAAGGGGGCGGGGGGGGTGTAGGCGCCGGATGGGCATGGGATCGATATCAAGACTCAAACAAATTCTCTGTTGGAGGTACAGAGTTTTTTGCCTTTAAACTCGACGAACATAATAAATATGTTTTATTAAACGATAAAGCACAACATACAATCGTCGATGGTGTTGAAAATAATAACGGAGGAGTGAATCCAGATTACGTTAATGGAAACAAATTCATTGTAAATAGTGGGGGAGGCGGGGGAGGTTGTACTCGATCACCAGGAGCTGGATCCGACGGCATTGTAGTACTCGGGTTTTCTATTCCCTTACCTGTAGGATCCGCGCCTTATCAAGATCCAAATACGGCCGCGGGTAGTGGTTTGACGGCCGTAAATTCTGTGGCATTTTCTCCGTCTTTAATTTACAAACAAATTAAATCGCAGAACGACGTCTTGTCACAAAATATTAAGCATTTGACGGAAATGTATTCTACCGACGATGCGCAAACAAATAATATTGACGAGAAATACCAGACCCTTAAAACCGTGAATTTCTATCTTTTCATCATTTATTTCTGTTTTTTGGGCATTCTGCTTTTTTTCCTGTTTAGAACCGTCAAAATCGGCGCGTTTGTAAAAATCCTCATTGCGCTCTGTTTCGGCGCCTATCCTTTCGTCGCCTATTACATTGAAAATAGTATATACGTCGGCATCATGAATCTATACACCCTATGATTAGATGGATTCCAATGCTAGTTTGATTCCGTGTCATCCAGCTCGAACTCGTCGGACATGGTCGCAAAGTCCCGTTCGTAGCGAATCTTGGCGCCGACCCACGCTCCCGCGGCGCTCTTAAATTTGCCCAGGCGCTTGTCCAGATATTCGTGCACCTCCTTGCCCGACGGGCCTCCGCGCCCATAATTGCTCTGAAACCACAAATTAAATTCATTTGTAGCTTCCGTTTTCGTAATCTTACCGTGGGGATCCAACATGATCCGGTCACGAATAAACTCCGCAATATGATCCTCTCGTTCGCGATATTTGGTGGTGGATTCCATCACCATGGGGCAGTCTGTCACATGACCATCGGTACGCAAAATAATTTCGACGAGCATCGCCATGAAAACCTCGCGCCACTTGGGAAATCGCTCCTTCAGTTTGCGATCAATCTTGAATTGATACGGTTTTTCCAGATCGCCCTCTACCGGATTGTCTGTAAAAAGCGACATGAAATCCACCACGCGAAAACGACGCCAAGTCGCATGGTCCCGGGTTTTCACCTGCATAAACTCGTTGGTACACACAATCAGTTTCATCTGTGGCACAAACGCAATCGGCGAGCTGAACAAATTGCGGCCGCGAATCGGCTCCGTCCCGCTGGTCAATTCCTTCAACGCCCCGTCATTCACCTTGTCTCCCTTGGACGGTTCTTGCATCACCGCATAACGCACACCTTTGAGGGCCACAATGTCGGGCGATGCCTGACCTTGCTTGATACGGTCCTGTGTGATCAAACAAAGAGGTGCGTCACATTTGTATTCACCAAAGACTTGCGACATGAGGTCCGTCAGCACCGATTTTCCGTTCTCACCGCCACCAATGTACATGTGAAACGTTTGATTTAGGTTCACGCCAATCAAGGACGACGCCAAATGTTCCCACATGTAATTGCGCAGTTGCTCCACCGGAAACAACTTGGCCATGAAATCGTTGATTTCCGCAATAATGGTCGCATCGCGCGCGCGGTCCAGTTTTCGGTACTCCATGTTGGTCGATTTAGAAATATAGTCCTCCGGGCGGCCATCTCGAAACACCTTTTCTTTAAAATCCCACACGCCGTTTTTGAAACACAACAAATAGGGGTTGCTGTCCAACAGATCCAAAAATTTAATGTCATTGTCGTAAAAGAGTTCTCGCGCCTCTTTCAGAATATGGTCCTTGTGACTGGTTTGCGAAAGTTTAACCACAATCTCCATGATTTTACTCGTGCGTTCTTCCGTGGGGTTGTTGCCCTTTTCCGCATTTTGCTGTGGAGGCGGCGGCCGCGCAATGTTTCTCAACACGAAATTGTCGGATTTTTTGCGAAACATTTCACGCAGTTCTTCCGAAATACGCCGGCGGAGGGTTGTACCACACTCGTCTTCCACCCAACGATGGTGCGCAAATCGAAACCACTTGTCATATTTCACACTGGCGCAAATGAACTCGTCCTTGTACATTTGTTTTAGAATGAACGCAATATCCGCATCACCCGATCCGACCCCTTTTTCCGACTTACCGTTCACGATGGACATGTGAAACACCTGGTCAATATGAAAATCGATGCTTTTTTTACAGACTTTTTCGTATTCTGCGGGGACGTCGGATTTGGACCAATACAACAATGAACGGCGGGTCAGTCCCGTCTCGTTTCCCGTCTCAAACCCCATCCATTTCTCGTACATTTCGTCAATACCGTGAAACTGGAAACCGCTAGCTTTCGCACTGAATGCCACCCACACCAGAAACAGTTTTTGATGTGTATTACAAAGTGCCATCCCGACCTTGACCCATTTGTCGTAAGAACCCGTCTCGTAATATGAGGGCGGCAGAGTCATTGTGAAATCATACGTCTCGACCAAATCATATTCCTTGTTCGCAATCATTTGTTCCAGCAACTGTTGAACCGCTAGATCCAGTTGTTCCTTGGTGCGGATCTGTAGTGTGTTCTTGATGACCGCGGCGGAAGTCAATTGCGGATTGGTACCTGTCCGTACAAACGCCTTTTTGTTTTGGGAGGCGTGGTTAGATTCCGCATTTTGGTGAATCTGGTCGAATTCCACGGTGAAAATGAGGGAAATGTGGTCCCGGTACCTTACAGATAATTTCTTGAAATCTTGGTCCATGTCGAATTTTTTTACGTTGAGATCTGTACAAATCATTTCACCGTCATCGGCGTCGTATTCAATCTCGTAATAATGTGTGAGCCGGTACTGGTCGTGATTGGGCTTTCGGGAGCCATAGAGTTGCCAATTGACACATCCCTTGCTGATACCCTCGTCAAACACGTCTTCCCAACCATTCGCGTTCGTAATAGGCAGCGAGGACCACAATTCGGAATTGGGCATTTCATCGATGATGCGCTTGCGCAGAATAGTTTGGGTCAACCGGTCGGCCTGAATGCCAATAATGATGTGAATCCCGTCTTTGGTAATATTTTTTTCTTCGAGACGGTTGACAGACCCTTTTTCAAAAACATACACCGGAAAATTGACTCGGTTATCGAAAATGAAGATTTGTTTCAGTTGTTCTAAATATATCTGTATGATGTCGTCAATGTGGGCCTTTTTGTACTGTTTTTCCGCGGTCTCGTACGAATATCTCAAGTCAATGTCTACTACGATGGGTCCGCCCGATTCCAGCTGCTTTTCCGTAAGATATTCGGGCAAACCTTTAGACACAATGTCTCGATAGTAGAGGTCCAAAAATTCGGAATATTCTAGCGACGATATGTGGTATTTCCCTCCCGCCTGACCCGTTTGGTGGTCGCCAATACGCGTGTTGGTGATTTGGGTGGTTTTATCGTCTTTATCCACATGATGTTGCCGGATAAAATCCTGGTAATTTTTGTATTTTGAACTGAAATCTGGCGCATTCATTGGCTGCTTAGATGATGTGGTATTGTGCGACGTCTGTTTTATTTTAAGCTTGGTGGTCTTCATTTCGACCGCGCTAGGTTATATTATTAAGACAATTTAATTGTTCGTTTCTTTTTTTCAATTTTATACAGGAACCCTGCGGGTTCCTTGTACGAACCTCCGCTAGGAAATACCCACCCTTCGGGCGGGTATGACGACATACAGTACCCCATATATTAGACAATCGGTATAACTGTGAGGATATACGTGTCGTCATACCCGCCCGAAGGGTGGGTATTTCCTAGCGGAGGTTCGTACAAGGAACCCGCAGGGTTCCTGTATAAAATTGATTTTATCTGTAAACGTATCTACAAATAAATACTATTATAATATAATCAATCATGAAGTTTTGTATCAAATGCGACAACATGTATTATATTGGCATCAACAGCAATGATGCGAATAAACTTACCTATTACTGTCGAACGTGTGGTCATGTGGATGAATCTATTGCGGACGAAGGTGTATGTGTCATCGACTCACAGCTTAAAAAGGGGGAACAAAAATTCAATCACATCATCAACCCTTACACGAAATTTGATCCCACTTTACCCCGAATCTATAATATTCGTTGCCCGAATGAAATGTGTAAAACCAATCACGCCGACGCGACCAAACCCGCGGAAATCATCTTTATGCGGTACGATGATGCGAACTTGAAGTATATTTATATTTGTGTGGAATGCGATACGGCGTGGAATACGGGGGCCTAATACATGCGGGGGACCAAGGTCCCCCTCAGAACGGCTTCGGTGTTCAAGGTTGAGCCCCTTCGGATCAGCGAGCAAAGCTCGCAATCTTGAACCACCGTAGGTGGTTCTGAGACCTCTGACCCGTACGCCCCTCCCTTGGAAATGCCCCCATACTGGGGGCATAACTACACGTATTATTTTTCGCTGTTATACAGGAAGGAGGGGGCGTGCGGGGGGACCTTGGTCCCCCGCAAAAAAATTGAAATTCATAATTTAGGATCTAAAGACATATTATATTATTTATTATTTTTTACACGTCAATTTCAAATACTACCATGAATCCCGAAGACGAAAAGTTGATGGACGAAGAAAGCGAATCGGAAGAGGAGAGTGTGGTTAGCACGGAAGTTGACGAAGATGCGCAACCCAACAACCCCGACGATGTTGAAGATAGTGATGTGAACGACGAAGAAGAAGAAGACGTAGAAGACGTAGATGAAGAGGACGATGACGATGAAGAAGAGGAAGATGAAGAGGACGAAGTTGTACCGAAAATGCCGGTAGCCAATCCTCCACAATTCACGATTGAAGATGATGAGGACGAAGATGAAGACGAGGAGGACGACGACGAAAATTATTTACAAAAATTTGGTACCAACGTACGTCGCGATATCATCGGCGAGTATCATCCCGAACTTATTCAGCACAACGACGAAGAAGTCGAAACATTGTGTAAAATTGTCCGCGACGCAGAGGGCAATATTATTGATCCGTTACATAAAACGGTGCCTTTCATCACCAAATATGAAAAGGCGCGCATTTTAGGAGAAAGAGCCCGGCAAATCAATGCCGGTGCGAAACCGTTCATCAAACTCGAAAAAACCCTCATTGACGGATATCTCATCGCTTTGCGCGAATACGAAGAAAAAAAGATTCCGTTTATTGTTCGGCGCCCCCTTCCTAACGGAGGGTCGGAATACTGGAAATTGGCGGATTTGGAAATGATTGATTAGTTGATTACACCCTATGATGCGGTTATTACGAATTGCGCTTCCAGCGTTTACCGCAATTGGTACACGTCACAAAAATTGTCTCGCCTTCATCACACGATCTTGTTTGTAAAGTATAAAATGTACACTTATTCGATTTACATTTAGAGCATGTAAATAGAGTTGTCGACGCTTCCATACTGTTGTTATTGAAGCGGTTCGCGTCCAAAATCTTCTTTTTTTCAATGAGAGCGTGCCAGCGTTCTTCGTTCATCTCTTGGTGCGTCATAAACACCGCATCTTGGGGGGTGATTTCCCCCGCGCGAATTTTTAACAAAAATTCTCTGTGTCTCATGTTAATAAACATCGTTCTCATGCGGTCCATATATAGGTGAACGAAATAGGGATTTTCCCATTTCTTGACGATTTTTCGTTGGGTCGCTTCTCGAATGGCATAATTAAATACTGCTTTTTCCATATTCATCGATACCGTCAAGTCGTCCATATCCAACACATCTTGTAGTTGTGTAACAATATTGGCGCGAAATTGGGTGGGATTCGCAATTTTGCGGACACAGGCCATGGTCGTAATATAAAGTATTGCCGAATAATATTTATGTTTTTTACGAAAATCAATTTTTGCGGGGAACCAAGGTTCCCCGCAAAAAATTGATTTTATTTGTGCAGGTTCTCCAATATCCACAACACATTGAAAAGAGCAAGCACCAAGTAACAATCATGTCCGCACCTACCGCTACGTCCGTCGTTGCCGATAAGCACCTGGATCAGATGATGGGTTGGGGCAGTCAAACCTCGGGGGGTCGGGGTAAGCGCGGTTACCAGACGCAACTGACCCGGCGTCAGCAAGAATCTCTGAAGGTACAAACCGCTGCCCAAGAAAAACAGGAAAAGGCGGCCCGTCTGGCTAAGCAGGCTAACGTGACCGATCTGTTGCGCAAGGCCGACCAAGGCGAACTCGACTGGATGTAAATACCGTTTCCACAACAAAAAATCAACAAAAAATATTCTCGCTTCTTTTGAGAATATTTTTTTATTCGTTTGGAGTATTCGCACGGGTTTTTTCCACAAAATGATACCGTAAATAAGCATCGTAAAATACATGGTTTGCGGCGCATTTCGCACAATAATAGGTGGTGCGCGTCCACTGCCCGTAGAGGGTTTTTTCCGCATCTGCGCAAACGGGGTCATTTGGGCAGGTTATCGTACACGTCTCGTTCGTTTGAAACGTTTGTTGACATTTATAACAGAAACAGGTAAATGTTAGTTCGGAATTTCTACAAATGGCGCATCGAAGGGTGGCGGGTTTTTCCATGAGTGTTTGTACGATAATCATACATATGATTCTTCCTTTAATTCGTCGCTACAATTCAAATAATTATTTCCCGAATCGGGTTTCGCGCCCGTTTTTGACCGAGTAATGCGTTCAAATTCTTTCTTGGGTTTCGCGGCGTGTTTTTTAATCGTGGGTTTTTTGGTCGCCGCGATTTTTTTGGCGGGCTTTTTGGACTTTTTACCTGTATCCGAATCTTCATCGTCCTCCTCTTCTTCCTCTTCCTCTTCCTCATCCTCGTCCTCATCGTCGTCCTCCAAGTCTTCCAAGTCATCCTCCTCGTCCTCCTCATCATCCTCATCGTCCTCCTCATCATCCTCATCGTCGTCCTCCTCCTCTTCGTCCTCGTCGTCTTCTTCGTCCTCCGCATCTTCGACCGTATCGTCCACAATGAACCCGTCTTTGGCATAACCCTCTTTGGTGCGGGGGAGGGCTTCCTCTTCTGTATCGTCTTCGGATGCCTCTTCCTCTTCGTCGTCATTCAAATCTTCGAAACCACCAAAAAGATGCTCATAGATCTTCAACCATTCCGCCTTGGTAAGGTCCACAATGCGCCCGTTGTTATCGCGACTCAACAACACGCATGTACCGAAAAACAGTATGTTGTCCACCGGAGGGGGGAAATCGTATTTGTTCTCTTGTCCCGCTCTCCCCGACGTTTTTCCGTAGAGCGAAATCACATAGGATTTGGTATCGACCGTTTCCGTCCACGTCGTGGCGCATTCAAAACCATCGGGGGATTTAAATCCGGCCTTTTTATACACATCTTCTTCGGTCAGAGACTTTGCCGCGAGTTCTTTGACGGAACCGGATTTTTCTACGATCAAAATAGACGGCATATTTACACACTTACATGGATACCTCATATTGGCTTTATGTTTTTTGTGGTAATTATTATTGTTGGTCTTCCTTTTGAAAATGTCGCGATGGTTGATTTCATTACGAATATACTGTTTGGATTTCCGGTGCGTTGCAGCCTCTTTTTTTGTACCGTGGAGAACTGACAGTAATCGCAAAAATATATAGTTTTCATCCGTTTTTTACATGATATACCGTTTGTATTTTTTTCAGAACGAAGTGTTTCGTCAATTTTAGCAGCCATGGGGGATTTTTTCTCGACTTTTTGACGAAAATTCTCGACTTTTTGACGAATTTTCTCGTGTTTTTTCGTTTTTAGGTGATTTTCATAGTCATACCGTCTACTCCATCCATGGTCACAAAACTCACAATAATATAGCTTGGTTGTTTTTTCAGTCTCATTTTTTCTCATTTTTTTTCGTTTTTTCTCGTTTTTTTTCGTTTTTTCTCGTTTTTTACCCTGTTCAAGAAAAATTTTGGGGGGTCGTCGGCAGGTAACATTGTTATGTTATAATTCTTACCATTATACTGACATATCCAATTAAGGGTCCTGTTATACTTGGTCTTCCTTGCGTAATTGGGCCGTCTTGGCCATTTCTTTCATGACTTTGGGATAGGCTTTCATACGGTCCACTTCGGGGCGGATCACGTTCATCATGAGAGCCAAATACTGTTTACCCAGTTCGCTGTCCAAATTGTGGTAATCGGGCACATCTTCGTGTTCTTGCATCCATTCTGTTAGTCGGACACAGGCCTGGCGAGCGCCGATTTCGAGAACCTCGATGAGTTTATCGTTGTTCTCGTGTTTGGTCCACTCGTCGGCATCCCGAATGTACATGCGTGTGCGTTTCATATCAGTAAAATGGATGGGGCGATTGTACACATTGAATAATTTGAGGTTCTCCACCAGGAGGTTGGTGAGACCTTTTTGGAATCCGTTCTCGCCGGTATAATATAGGTCACCGTAATCCACACGCAAATGTTTTGCCCAATCGGTGATATTGATGGCGCCCTTGCACTTTTCGTTGAGAAACATATTGATGGTACAATGATTATGTGTCGTATAATTATTGGTTTGGATAACAGCTTGAGGTACGTTTGTAATTGTTTCTGTCATTTTTTCCATAACTGATACCATTTTTTCGATCATATTTTCCATCATTGTGGTATTTTTATTTTCTAATATTTTTTCTAAGAGCTTTTGTATAATATTTCCGTCATCATTGTCCTTTGTTCTCTCTTGCGTGATTTCTGCGTTGGTAGTATTTACTTCTTCGATAATTTCAAAAGACACGTTCTCTTTCTCACGCGGTAATTTGGTATCAACCTGTTTTCCTTTACAGTCTTTGGAATGTTTCCAACACGAAGCATACTTATCATAGGCTTTGTCACAAGAAGAGCAAAAATATTTATGGGCAATTTCTAAGAATTCTTCTTCTTTGATCTCATTTCGCACATGTATTTTGGAGGTGCGGTGTTTTTCCGCCTGTTTTTTACATGTTGTAACGAATTGACAGCAATCGCATGAATATCGGGATTGTACCAATTTATTTTTTTGGGGCATTTCTCTACTTTTTTGGGGCATTTCTCTACTTTTTTGGGGCATTTTTGCCCATTTTGCCCTTTTTAAGTGGCGTTCGTATGTATATTTCTTACTCCATGTACGCTGACAACAATCACATATATATATTTTATTTTGTATTATGCTCATAAATATATCTACTAAACTCTACTTTTTATACATTTTTGGTAGATAAAAATGTGAAATGGGGCACGCACAAGCATTATTGCGTCCAATTTCTTTTCGCAGCATAATTGTAATTTACAAAACTGGTTTTGTGAGCATAATGCTCACAAAATGTCGCAACTCCCGACTGGTGAAAACGGACAAAAAAGGGGAAAAACAAAAGTCCACCAGGATTTTTAAAAATGGACATTTTAAAATGTCCATTTTTCATTTTTTCAAAATACTTTTTATAGAAAAAAGGATTTTTTATGAATTTTATGATTTGTCAATAATATTACCAAAAGATTACATTTTGTTACAAAACCCTGGAATTTACGTGTTTTTTGTTACTTTGGTCGGTTCTCCCCGAATTAAAAATAAAAGTCCACCAGGATTGTTATTCCTCGGATACATTCCAGGAAGAACCGCCCGCAGCCGCCTTTCCAGTTCCAAATGGGGAGAACCCATCTACAAATACCTGGAAATCACGCGCCGTTATGCTCACCCTTTGGGTCATAGACCCCCGTTGGGGTCTCAACCTTGAGCACCTTCGGTGCTCTTAGGTGGGCATTTCCAAGGGTCAGCGAGCAAAGCTCGCAACCTTGACCCCCCAAAGGGGGGTCTGAGGAGGTTCGTACAAGGAACCGTAGGTTCCTGTATCCTGTATATGCGAAAAGTCATCGAAAAACCAATATCCGTTGGAACTATAGGAGTATGTGGGGAATTTTACAAAGCATGGTCATTTCAATTATTTTAATAGTATCCGCGCATTATATTTTCCAATACATTAAAAACACCCTGACGCCTCGGAAAACACGCGATGTCGTCAACTTCCAGTTACAAAAATACAAGGACATGTTGGAAGAAGCCACCTCAAAAAAGACAGAATTAGGAGAACACGCCGAAGAGGAGGAATATTTAACCTATTTCAAGGATGTTCTCCAAACCCGTTCTCGCAGAGATACCCCCTTTTACGAGCCGTCTGTGGCGGGGGACGATACACAATCCGAAATGGGCTCGACCGTCGATTATGCGCGCATGGAAGAAGAATTATTAGCCATGATGTAATACTCTGTAAAATTGATTTGTAGGTAAAACAACATAAACATAATGGTATACTACTTTTCAGATGTTGGACCAATTACCGATTTCTGAAACAGGGCGTTTGCTCCAACGTTTCCCTAAAATCGAACTTTCTTATGAAACCATATCCCATAAGAAAGTTTTATCGACGTACGATCTCGCCATTGCCATCCCTCACGGTAAAAAATATTTTGCCTGGTTCTCCTTTTACGGTGAAAAAAATGTCATATATTTCCTGGAATTGAACAAGGAACGCAAAATCATCAAAATTCAGATGAAGGAACACAATTTGGGGGCGAAAATTTCTTGCGACACGGTGGTCTACGGAGTACTGTTGCCCGAAACCCCGGTCTTCATGGTAGAAGACGTCTTGATGTACGAAGGATTTACCATGAAAAATGCGACATTTAAGGAAAAAATGCCGTGGATCTACACATTTTTACAAAAAACCCACGCATTGGGATTTCATATACCGGCGATGTGGCAGCATTGCGCAGAGGCGCACCCTTCAGCTAACGAAGAACAGGTCATTCACGTTCCCCCCGCCTATCGCGATCTCCCCTATCAGATTCATCACATCCAGTACCGTTCGTTTACGCAAAATTTGCCCCTCCTCAATGTCCCGTATAATTCGTTTGCCACGGTACGCAAAATAGCTACGGATACTCACACCACACCCCGCCCCAACGGGGCCCTGGTCGCCATGAAAAGTGCCCACGCGGATCTGACTAAACCACAGTATAAATTTCGCACCATCTTCCAAGTAAAGGCCGATATACAGTTTGATATTTACCATCTCTTTGCGTACGGGAAACAAAAATCCACCGTGTATTACAATGTCGCCTATATCCCCAATTATAAGACGAGTGTCATGATGAATCGGCTGTTTCGCCACATTCGCGAGAATGAGAATTTAGACGCTATCGAAGAAAGTGACGACGAGGACGATTTTCAAAACGTTTCCGAAGACAAGTATGTGAATTTAGAAAAAACGTTGGCAATTGAGTGCCAATTTCATCCAAAATTCCGGAGATGGGTACCTTTGCGCGTAGTGCGCCCGCCGTGTAAAGTAGTACACATTTCCCAATTGTAACCCACTCAGTAAAAAATCGCCATATAATGTATAGCTAGTAATGTCACTTTCGCAAAACACTGCGGGATATATGTCCTCCCTTTATCCAAACACGCCGTCGGGTTTCCAAGGGGCGATTTTACCTGCCACGACGGAAACCGCCCTGGGTGGCAATTCTCAGGCGTATACCTCCAACCAGGTGGGGGGTAGCCGCCGTGGCCGCAAGTCCCGGGCCCACAAGAGGCGCGCATCCGCGCGCCGTTCACGCAAGATCCGCCGAAGACGGACCGCCAACAAACGTCGCTAAATACTTGATAAACGTGTTTTTTACTCGCGATAACATGTAATAACAGTCGAACATGTCAATTTTTTCCTGAATCGTAATCATCTCAGGAAAATATTTCTCCTCCATGGTTTTCATGTGGTGTTGTGTTTTGTCGACCACGGTTTCGATGAAAATGCGGTAACGAGAAACCAAAAGTATGTCACGCGAATCGTATAAAAACGCATATAAATCGAAAACGCGTTTTATTTTCCGATGTTTACTCTTTTCACGGTTAATTTTATGAATCAAACGTACGATGTATTCGTTGAGTTTCGCGGTAGTGGTGGGCGGCGAACCGACAACATTGCCAGAACGAAGCAGCATCATGATAAAATATTAGGAAATATAGTATATTATCATACGATAAATTAGCGCGCGATTCGCCCCGACCGAAAAAATTGATTTATTTAATTGTGGTATTGGATATTGTTTTACACGAGCAAGATAACAACAATGATGCCGAATTTTTACGAGAATCGTGTAGATGATATCAATCCCAATACTATCCTCAATTACACTACCACAACACTCTATATTTTATTCTGGGCGTGGATGGTGGGGATGTTTATCCACACCTACTACATTGCCCCCTACAAATACCGCAATGAATATAAGGAGGCCGTCATAGATATTCGCGACTCATTTTCGAGAAAATCGCACGAAGAGGATCCCGACGAATATGAGGATATGGACCCCGGACACTGGGTGTTTTGGTCGGGTAGGGAAGATGACCCACAGTTCCAGGCGGTTAATTGCGAATCGTGTGGCGAATATGTGATTTCCCACGTGGCCAATGCCCCCAAATGTATTTGTAAAAATAACATAAACAATTATTTTGGTAATGATAACATAGATATCTCTAGCTGGTCAACCGTAAATAGCGACACGTAAAAAATATCATGATAGACCCCGATTACGTTCGCACCATTGGAAAAATCCATCTGTCGGGCGCCATATTACGTAACCTGTATGGTTTTGTCACACCCGATCTGAATGAACCCGACACCCTGTATTTAATGTGGTATTATTTGCTTCCCGTCTCCTGGTTGTTGTGTCGCGGTGAATGTCTGGTCTCTTATCTCGCAAAAAAAATAAAAAACCCAGACTATCGTCTGGGGAGTGAGGCGAATGATCATTCGGATCTTGTCGACCTTTTCCCCAGCAAACGCGTTTACCGCCTTTTTTCGTTGGTATCCACCGCCACGTATTTTACGTCGGTTCAACTCGTGTTCAATCGGACATACAAGGACCCGGAAGATGTATTTCGGGGAACAATGTTCTCGCAAGATTATCGGCTCGTATATCACGAATGTGCGATGTATTTGTATTTGGTATACATACTGGATAAGGAGTGGTTCGGCGAGTTCATCACAACAGAATTGTATCCGGTTTACGACATGGCACTGGGATCCATACTTTTGCTGAATTTTTTATTTTTGGTTGCGTAAAAGGCTCGGTTATATGGGGATCTAAAACAAATCCAATTGAACCGATAAATCTGTGGCGGCATTGCCACTACCATTACTCGTATAACTTACATTTACGTGTAAGCGATCGCCCACATTAAATTGTACTGACGCGCTATAAAAGTTTTTTTGCGTTTCGGTTGGACCAAATGTTATCGTAAATGCCGTGGACGTTGGTGAATTCGACGGTGCGTTTGCCGCAAGTGTTTGGGATACGGTAACCGTTACCGTATTACTGCCGCCGGGCGCGCTATTAAGAGAGGCCGACATACCGGAAAGCAGCGCAATTTGTTGTATACGAAAATAAGCCGGGGGGAGTGTCACGTCCGGAAATCCATTACCTCCACCCGCGGCAACCAATGTACCGGGCCATAACCATCCGCTACTTGCTCCTGAACTAAGCGCGCCTTTTAACCCATAAAATATAATTGTCGGATACACGAACGTAGAAAACCCGAATCCGCCGGCGGTTCTTGAGACCAAATCAGTACCTGGACCTATTTGTATGCCGGGGGAGGCTAAATATGCGGGATTTGAAACTGTGGCCGGGGTAGTTTGTAAAATATCCGAAGCCGTGTACGATTGCCCCGCGATAGGAGGAACGACACTAATGCTCGTGGAACGTAGTTGTATGGCACCCAAGTTATTTGTAGGATCGTTGACTTCTACGCCAACATAGGATCCGGCGGATGCGGTAGAAGGGGGTTGGGCTACATACACATTCGTATCACGTGTAGCCACCACATTTGAATTGGAAACTAATATGCCGCGGGTTTTACCCATTCCGTTGGAATAAACATTGATGGTGGACCCCTTGATGGTATTGAAAGAAAAACTGGCCGGGCCGATGTTTCCTGTCCCGGCGAATTCGACGCCGGTGACGTTCGAAGTACCCGTATACACCGCGGGAGAATTATTAACATTGACAATAGACGTACGTATTTTTGAGGTTGTATTTGTTGTTGCTACAAATACAATGCCTTTTAGGGTATAATGCCCATTAGAAGTAAGTGTAAGTGTAAGGTCTTCGACGCGATTATTACCACTCATGGTAAGAAGTGTTGTATCTGCGGTGACATTTAACAATTGTATTTTAGATGATTGTACCGTGGCCCCGCGAATAGCAACGCCGTCGGGGAGGGTAATTCCCGCCGAAAGATTATATGTCCCGGGGAGAACACGCACTAATTGTCCGGATGAAACGGCACCCAGAGCAGACTGAATAGTCGCAAATGGTTTCCCATTCACTGATGCGGTGCTGTCGTTTCCGTACACGGCGTCTACCAAGGCAACATTGCCGAATGAAATTGCGGGACCCGTCGCGCCCGTAAGTGTGGCAGTTCCGGGTATTCCTTGCGGGCCGGTCGGTCCCGTCGCACCTGTAAAACCGGTCGCGCCCGTAAAACCCGTTCTTCCCGTGTAACCCGTGTAACCTGTGTAACCCGTGTAACCTGTGTAACCTGTGTAACCGGTATAACCTGTGAAACCGGTGAAACCGGTGAAGCCTGTGAAGCCCGTCGCACCGGTAAGTGTGGCGGTTCCGGGTATTCCTTGAGGACCAGTGGGACCCGTCGCACCTGTAAAACCGGTCGCACCCGTAAGTGTGGCAGTTCCGGGTATTCCTTGAGGACCGGTGGGACCTGTAAAACCGGTAGGTCCCGTTGGTCCTGTAAAACCCGTCGGTCCTGTAAAACCCGTTCTTCCCGTATAACCAGTGTATCCAGTATAACCTGTGTAACCGGTGTAACCAGTGTAACCGGTATAACCTGTGAAACCAGTGAAGCCAGTAAAACCGGTCGCACCGGTAAGTGTGGCAGTTCCGGGTATTCCTTGAGGGCCGGTAGGACCTGTCGCACCCGTAAAACCCGTCGCGCCCGTAAGTGTGGCAGTACCTGGTATTCCTTGAGGACCGGTGGGACCTGTAAAACCGGTAGGTCCAGTCGGTCCTGTAAAACCAGTCGGTCCTGTAAAACCAGTCGGTCCTGTAAAACCCGTTCTTCCCGTGTAACCGGTATAACCCGTGTAACCTGTATAACCTGTATAACCAGTTGGTCCTGTGAAACCAGTGAAGCCTGTCGCACCGGTAAGTGTGGCAGTTCCGGGTATTCCTTGTGGGCCAGTAGGACCAGTAGGACCTGTAAAACCGGTCGCACCGGTAAGTGTGGCAGTTCCGGGTATTCCTTGTGGGCCAGTAGGACCAGTAGGACCTGTAAAACCGGTCGCACCGGTAAGTGTGGCAGTTCCGGGTATTCCTTGCGGGCCAGTAGGACCCGTCGCACCCGTAAAACCCGTCGGTCCGGTGAAACCGGTTCTGCCGGTGTAACCCGTATAACCCGTATACCCAGTATAACCAGTGTAACCCGTATAACCCGTATACCCAGTATAACCGGTAAAACCTGTAGCACCGGTAAAACCAGTCGCACCGGTAAGGGTGGCAGTTCCGGGTATTCCTTGAGGACCAGTAGGACCTGTCGCACCCGTAAAACCTGTCGCACCCGTAAAACCTGTCGCACCCGTAAAACCTCTCGCACCCGTAAAACCTGTCGCACCCGCCGAACCCTCGACACCGTCTGACCCTGCCGGACCTGTTACGCCGTCTGAACCCGCAGGACCCGTAGGACCCGTAAAACCCGTAAAACCTGTCGCACCCGCCGAACCCGCCGGACCTGTTACGCCGTCTGAACCCGCAGGACCCGTAGGACCCGTAAAACCCGTAA